CAGAAGTACCAGAAGTACCAGCAGCACCAGATTGTCCAGATGTTCCGGAAGTACCAGAGGTTCCGTCTAAACCAGAAGTACCAGAAGTACCAGCAGCACCAGATTGTCCAGATGTTCCGGAAGTACCAGAGGTTCCGTCTAAACCAGAAGTACCAGAAGTACCAGCAGCACCAGATTGTCCAGATGTTCCGGAAGTACCAGAGGTTCCGTCTAAACCAGAAGTACCAGAAGTACCAGCAGCACCAGATTGTCCAGATGTTCCGGAAGTACCTGGTTCTCCATCCTGTCCAGAAGTACCAGCAGCACCAGATTGCCCAGATGTTCCAGAAGTACCAGCAGCACCAGATTGCCCAGATGTTCCAGAAGTACCAGCAGCACCAGATTGTCCAGATGTTCCAGAAGTACCGGATCCTCCACTAGTTCCACCTGAAATTGTAACAGTAACTATGCCTCCTCCAGAATCGGTCACAACCGCTCCTGAAAATTGAATTTCAGAAGGACCGGAAACAGAAGTTGTTCCATCAGAAACAGTAACTATAGACGAAGTCCCAGAGGTTCCTGAACTACCAGAAGTTCCAGATTCGCCAGATGTTCCGGATTCACCAGAAGTACCTGAAGTACCAGGAGCGCCATCAGATCCAGCTACACCAGGAGATCCAGTGGGTCCAGCTTCACCTGTGGCTCCAGTTGCACCGGTAGGACCAACCTCACCATTTAAGCCATTAGATCCTGTTGCACCGGTTGCACCGGTTGCACCTGTTGACCCGGTTACCCCTGTAGATCCAGTAGCTCCGGTTGCACCGGTTGCACCGGTTGCACCTGTTGCCCCGTCAGATCCGGGTTCGCCGTCGGCACCAGTCGCACCAGTCGGACCAACAATTCCCTGAGGTCCAGTAGGTCCGGTTACTCCCCCACCTAATGGATCTTCAAGAAGATTAAATGCACTATCAATTAAATCCTCAAAATCTTGTTGGGTTGGAATATCTCCTGTTTGAAATCGGATCTTGAGTTCCGGTCTGGTTCTTTGTGCCAACTCTTAACGCTTTTATTCTTACCTATATATCATCTTTGCTAAAGATTCAATAGAATTGTCCACAAAAAAAGAAGATTGTGAAATCTTCCTTTTTAAAAACGAAAAAACACGAATTTAATATCCACGTTTCTGTCTTTCCCTATTCTCTTTGTTCTTTGCAAAATACATATTCATTAGATCTTGTGGGGTTAAACCCGCTGCTAACATCATATTAAATAAGAAATGCTGAATATCAATTAATTCCATTTGTAATTCCTTCTTATCATTCTCACTAAGATCATTAAAACTCATTTTAGGAGCTTGTTCATGATAGGATTTTTTCCAAGGCTTCCAGACACCATTTCCTATACCGTCTTTAATTCCACCCAATGCATCAAATGTTTCCCTTAATTCGTCCTGGATTGCATGGTAGTTCCAATCAAAAAATTGGCGGAATTCACTTAAAGACTTACCTCTAAGTTCGTCGAAGTTATAACCATATACAGTTTCCTGAATGTCCTTCTGTAAATTATATAAATCAGAAAGAGTATTATCTGAATTACTGAAAACATCTTCTACCTCGAGATGTGCACATGAATTATCTACGTTTGCCATTTATTTGTGATTTACATAGATTATATTCAATGGCGGGAAGTTGTTTCAGTTATTTTCTAGATTTTAGAATTTCCTCTAATTCTGTTATCTTAGTTTCATATTCAATATATTTCTTCTTAGCGGATTTTCTCATGTCATATAGACTTTTAAGAACGTCTCTTAAAACTGGCTCTTCCCCTTCCTTGGGTAAAAAATAAGCTCCTCCTGCAGTTTTAATAGCACCTTCAGGAGGATTTGACAAATTTTTCCCAATATAGATCTCAGGAGATAAACCCCATTGCATCATGGTATTGGGATACAGGGAGGCAAAGTCAAAACAAACTACCCATTCATGTAATCCTTTAATCGGTTGCTTCACATAAGCCCCTTCGAATTTCGTGTGTTCTTCTTCGGATCTTTCCCAAACAATAACCCTGTTTTTAGCCTGGAATTTTCTTAACATCAAAACCTCTGTCGTCCAAACAGGAGAAAGAGCTCTGTTAATCTCTACACCACTTACGTTTGCGATTTTAAAGAACGTAGCAAGCGTATTTAGTTTCTGGTCAATGTAATGTACTAGACAAGAGTCAATGGCGTTATAAAAGATGTAGGTCTCAAAATCTGATTCATATAAATCTTTTAATGTTCCGTTGTATGTGATCTTAGAAACACCAAGTGCTGCATTAGAAACATATGCTAATGAATCAGATTCTCTGATTTTAATTACTCTGTCCCATTTCTTGTAGATCTGAATGTAATCGACCATAAGTCCATGCATGGGAATTTGATCCTTTCCAAGAAGAATCCCACTCGGGGAACAAATCTTAGGATCAATACCTAATTTCCTAGCCCGATTAGTTAAATAAGGCCAGTCATATCCAAACCAGTTCCAGCCAGTAATTAAAGGCATCTTATGCATGAGTTTTGTCATGAAAGTATAAATCATATCAAACTCACTTTCAAAAGATCTATAATTGAAAGTCCATTGAGTATCATAAGGAAGATCCTTAAAATGATCGTTAATTCTTTTTTCAATGTTTAGAATTTTTGGTGAATCCATTTTATCTAAACCAAGAACGAGAATTTTCCCAGTTGATGAGGCAATTGCAATTGTCAAAACTTTATTGTTAGCACGTAAGGTGTCTAATGAATCTGCACGATTGTCGGTGATCTCAACCTCGATGTCGACAAAATATTTTTTAGGCACTTGGGTTTCCCACAGAGGTTTAGTGGTTTCCTTATCAAAGTATTCCAGGAGTTCTGCTAATCTGTATTTGTCATACTTCAATGTGGATTGCTTCTTAACAGGAAATCCGTCCCAAGAACCCCAGCCTTTTTCTCGACTGCGATCTGCTGCAGAGCACTTACGCCAAACATATCTTTCGGAAACCGGAATTTTGAGATCTAAATAAGCTAGATCTCCTTCCCCTGTATAATAGGAAACCTTTAAACTTTCCCCTAAATTTTCAACATCGATTATCATAGTAAGTATTATATAAAGTTAAAGATGGGTTAGTTTCACCAGATATATAAATTGGATGAATAAATTAGATATCAGTGAATTAAAAAACTTGAGTAAAGATGTCATCGAGGCTTGGAGATTAGAAGGTAAAGATTTAGAAGGAGCAGCTCAAGTTTTATTTTATCCAATTCGGGCAACGGTTGATTCCACAGCACAAAAACCTTCAAAAGAAGAAATTCAAGAAGCCATTGACAGTTTAACAGATATTCCAAGAATAGCACCATTGATTGTTATTTTTGTTTCTTCTCCTATTCCTGGTAGTTCTATTTTCTATCTCTCTATTATTAGGCTTCTAGAAAAAATGACCGGCAATAGAATCAAAATGATTCCCCGTAGATTCAGGAAGATTCTTGAGAGGAAATTTCTTTCAAATAAAGATTAAGCTTCTTATCGCAAGCAATAAAATTGGTTTTACCTTCAATAAAAATTTTCCAGGCATCTTTACCATATGGACCGATACCTGGAAAATTATTTGGGTTGCGCTCTCCGGAATTCCATACCTGTGTGAATTTTATAATCCGGTTAGCTTTAACATTCTGAAATCCAGTTGGCTTTAATATTTCAGATATCTTAGTCATGCTTTCTTCATCAATTAAATTTGGGGTGGGAAAATTCTCAAAAAATTTCACAATCACCGGGCGGACTTGCTGATTGGTTGTTTGATTAAGAAGAATGCATGAAATCATTATTTTCCAGGCATCTCCTAAATAGTGTGTTTGTATTAAATCGATTTTTCCCACATACCAAATATAATGAAATTAATTCAAAGAGATCTGACGTTTCTTCTCTTTTGTTTTAGGGTCTAGCTCTTTCAAATAAATGCTTAGAACTCCGTCTTCGATTTTAGCCTCAACAGCATCCAAATCAACGTTTCGAAGTCTATAATCTTTGATTGTTTTCTTAAGAGTTCTTTTCTTCCCGTTAATCTCTTTCTCACCTTCAATAGATATTAATCCTTCACTTTGATCTATCTCTAGTGTGATATCCTTTTTAGAAAATCCAGGAACATCTAAAGTTAATGTTCCATTTTCCACGGGAACGAAAGAATCTAAAGCGTTTTCTAGATCTGTATAAAGATCAAATACCCTGGTTGGAAATAATGTTCTGATCATAGTTAATAAATTTATATTCATTAGCTATAATGCAAAAAAAATGCCCTACAATATTTACAGGACATTTTGTCGATAACTCTTTAGTAATCAAGACGTTATGTCATATCATCCTTGGTTCTTAAGCATATTTTTCCTGAACTCATTCCATCCCATAACAGGATTGGAAGGATTCTTACTTTTTTTCTTTCTACCTCCCTTAGCAGCAGGGGTGCCGGCTGTTAAAGCGGGAAAAACATCGCCAGATCCAATTGAATCCCTTGTTGGTGGTTGAACCTCTCCCATCCCCGGGGTTCCTTCTAAACTTGCCATTGCTCCCTCACTTTCGTTAATCTGAGAAACTTTATCTTTGAAAACACGGAAGGTTCCTCTTTCGTTGTTTAAAACGTATCCTATTACTTCACCCCTTGAATTTCTGATTGAGTCATTAATAGTCCCAGATCTTCCGTCAATTACCGTTGCCAATTTTCCAACGTTAGGGTCTTGCTGAAATGACGTTTGGGTAACAACTTCAGTCGGATTGCTAGATGCCCCGCATCCACAATCTTCATTAATTTTTTGGTGTTCCATCAAGGTCTTTTTTATTCTTCTTTTTGATGTGCTCTCTATAGTCGGAAAGGTTCGCTAGCGATCTTTCCCCTGATCTTGCATCATCATATTGAGCATCAGGCGATAGCTTATAGTATATGTCCTTTAGAACGCCTTCTTTTACCTCTTCGGGTAAATTCTTATGTTTGGTCTCAGCAAACTCTTTTAGCTTAGCTAAGGACACGCTATTAGCTAAATCCATTATTTCTTTCTTGTACTTAGGGTTGATGTCTTTGGGATTTATTCCCTTCTCCCCGTGGGAGCGTTTCCACATCTTTACTCCGTAAGCTTGTCCAAATAATCTTTGCTGAGTTCTAGAAAGGGATTTCTCGTTGATCATGGTAAGTTTTAATAATACTATTTATCCTTACCTGAATTCTTTTTCTTCGAATGCTGATCCAGTGTCCAAATAAATCTCCTGTAGTTTTTCTTAACCATTTTAAATCCAGTATCATTATCTGGAATTTTAACAGGACTATCAGGAACCTCATAGTTATGTGTTTCTGCACTTCCTTCTTGGATTTGATCTTCTACAGGAGATTTAGGGTTTTTCATTTTTACTTTGTTTTTTCTTGCAACACCGATTCGATGTTAGACAATGAAACCGAGGTCACCTCAAAATCCATGATATCGGATTTTAAGTGCTCAGTGATCCTAGCTTCAGCTTCTGTTACTCCAGTAGCCTCTACTAACATCACAGTTTTAGTGATCATTGGTTTTCCTTGCTTGTTTGTTTCACCGGAATCAAACGTTACTTTACATTGATAATAAGCCATAATTTATTGTTTTATATATCGATTAAAGTTGAAATTTGGTCAGTTGTTTCAAATTATCCATAGGCAAGGGCCACAAAAAACCAGCCCGAAGGCTGGTATTTGTAAATTTCTTGTTATTCAGCAGTCTGCTTCTTAGCATTCTGAACATCCAAACGAAGTTCTTGTGCAAGCTTTTTAATCTCTTGGCATTGAGTTCTCACTCTAGTGCCTGCTGATTTGTTGCCTTTGTCAAAAAACTTTTCTACGTTCTCTTTCATTGACTCTAGGAGTGCAACTAATTTTTCATAATTTTCCATAAAAAAACTTTATTTATTATATTGTTTGGTTACCCTTTGTTTCACTCAAAATTAAGGATTTTGCGAATCTTTTTCCCAATTTTGTTAAAGAATATTGATTTGGGCCCTCTTCTGAGACCAAACACTTGATGAGGGGCTTGTTTCTAGCAATCCATCTACGGTCTACTACTGCTCCTGATTCCCCTAAGGTAGCAGCAAATTCAAAGATCTCTTTTCTGGTAGCTTGCCCCTTTTCGTGAAGGAACTTAACAATGGAATTTTTCAGCTGATTTTTAACACTCATGTACATCACCGGTGTTAAAGACTCGTTGATAAACTCATTATATTTTAAAAGATTATCCATGAGCAGTTTTGGTGTAAATTAGGCATTTGGAGGAAGATCCTGGTTGAATACTCCATCTTCCTTCGGACCAAGCAGAAACAATAGGTTTAATAAATTCTGTGTATTCTTCTATTCCCATTTCTAAGTTTTCCAAAACCTCATCGTAGATTTTAGTTACCTTAGGGTTCTTTTCTAAATAGTTATCTAAAGCTCTTTTGTAAATTTCAAAAGCCTGATTTAAAAGATCTTTAGGTAAAGCAAATTTTTCACCCTCTCTAGATCTATACTCACTATCATTTACTAAGTAATCATCTAAATCATTAGCATCCATTTGTTCAATATGGACAACGCCATAAGATTTTTCAGTCTCCGAAATAACGGTGGATTCTGAAAATTTACCAATCTTGAAAATTAAACCAGTTTCAGATTCAGCTTCTCCCACTTTGAAATAATAACATTGGGTTTTTTCCTCTTTTTTATCAACAAAGTAATCGTTGCCGTATCCAGCTTCCTCGTTCATTGTATAACTTGGGAAATTCTTAATAAATTTCATGTCTTGATCTTTTTACTTTATATATTCAAAAAATAAATCCTAGGCTCACAAAAAACCCCTGATTTAAATCAGGGGTTTTAATTTATTTTGCTGCATTAATGTTTTGCTGTCTAAATTCTTCAAAGTCTACTAAATAAGCCTGAGCGAATTTAGTTAGATTTCTTAAATAAGGCTTAGCCTCTGGACCAGTCTTAACATAATCATGTTTAGAGTTTAGCATGTTTATAAATGCTGTAGCATACTCAGAAGCAAGATCTCCTAATGTTTCTTTAAGTCTAATACTCCAATCAACAGCGTTACCGTATTGCTCTGGAGTTAGTTTACCAAGATCTCCTGATTTAGAAACTACCGCTGCCAACTTAGCCCAAATGTGATTTGGAGAATCTCCAGATTTTGGAATTGGTGCTTTGTCAGGATCACTAAATACTTTATCAACGTCAGCAGGAGGGAAATTCTTCACGATTTGATAGAATTCCATAAATGCTCTAGCTGCGGTTTGACCAACTGAAGCAGCGAAGATGTCAAAAACTTCGTCTGCAGAAATTTCTTTCTTTCCAGTTTCTGCTTGAATTACTTTTAATTCAGAATATAGGGATTTAGATGCATCGATCCAACCTCTAGGAGTAGCGAATTTACGTCCGGATTGAACATTACCTGGATCAAGCGTGTGGAAATATTCTCTTGAGAATTGTAGGAAAGCAAGAAGCTCTGGTAATACAATTTCTCTTAATGGAGCACCTGCACCCCCGCTTGGAGCATAATCATAGGAAGATAATTTCTTGCCCTGAGGATCTACCCCAGTAACGTGTGAAACGAATCCTTCGATAGTTGGAATATAGTTAACAGCATCCACACGATCCCAGAAAGCTGTAGGCATTTCTTTAACCGCTTCCTCCACATCATCTGAGGGTCTGTTACCCGCTGCAACGATTAACCATTTTCCTGGTAATTCGTATTCCATAACTCTTCTGCTTTGAAATAATTTCATACAACCAGTTACTACCGGTTGAATTGCTCTGTTCATTTCATCGAAGAAGATAATTCCTCCTCTGTCTTTATATTTTTTTCCGTCATTGGTTCTAGGAAGCCAAACCGGAGGATTACCTCTGGTAACCCCTTCACCGTAAGCTTTATCTGATGCAACGTCTACAGTTTTTGGTACACCCAAAAAGTCTGCAGCTTCCATAAATTCTAGATCCACATATAAAACGTCCAAACCTAAATCTTCCGCCGCTTGAGCAACAATTTCAGTTTTTCCGATACCAGGAGATCCAAAGATAAAGATAGGTTTGCTGTAACCAGTAACTTCTCTTTCATCTTCTCCTTGCTTAACCTTAGTTGTATAATTTAAAGTTTTATATCTCTTTTTGATCATTTCCTTTAACTTCTCTGCACCTACATCAGTTGGACCTTCTTCACCTGGCCATGCAAGATGCGGAGAAATCTCTCCTTCATCTAAATCAACAGATTCTTTAAGTTTTGAATATTTACTACCGGAAAAGAAAGTGTCTAATTGACTTAGCATATTGCCATCTCCGTAAGCAAAATATCCAACCATTGGTAATCCTTCTTTCTTTCCCTGAGGATTAATAGGAACTAAGCCATCCTTGATTTTCGAAATCAGGGAAGAAACCCATCCTCCAACTTTAGAAAAAATGTTTTTGGCACCTTTTACAAGATCTCCAAACCCATAATCTTCATTGATGAAAGTGTTAAAATTTTTAATCTTCTGCATCTTTTATTTTTTATTCTATATATCTTTTAAACTTTAGTAACCAAATCAAGCTTAGTGCCAAAAGGAACCTGTATATCGTTATTTGGTCTGTTCGGAGAAATTATCACCCAGAAAACATTTTTTGCATATTTATCTGTTCCATAATCACCTAAAGCAGGGAATGGTCCGAATCCATCAGTAAAATAAACGATAGGTCCTATTTTCTTCTTACCGAGAATATTCTCCTCTATCCATTTGAAAGGAGGTCTGAAATCTGTTCCTCCACCGCCTCTAGGTTCTCTCATTTTCCAAAGATCCCCTGTTCCTTTTAAAACGTCAACGGGTAAATACATGGTTGCATCGCACCAAATAAGATATGTTTCTTTGGGCTTGTGTTCCTTCATGATATTTTGGGTCTCATTAATGAATTGCTGTAATTCATTTTTTCCAATAGATCCTGAGGTATCCGCTATAATAAAGAGGGTTTCGAATCCTTCCTTTTTTCTTTTAGATCCCCAAAGAATATCTCCACTGCCTAAAAATCTTTTATTAGGCATAAAGTATTCAACCTTAGAAGCCATCTTATTGACAAATCTCTTTAATAAGATTTTCCAATCAATCACTGGCTTAGCGAACATATCCTCCAGAATAGTTACAAGGGCTCCTGGGATACTACCAGCATTTCTTTGTCTTGCCCTTTGAACATCTTCTCTCCAAGCTTCTTCTCCATCTTTTTTTGAATCAGTGATCTCGGGTGGAAGAGGCTCTCCCCCAGGAACGGGTATTCCCTCCGGACCCTCGCCTTCACCTCTCCCTATACGAGGTGGCTCGTCCCAAGCGGGTTCAGTCCCAGGAGGGGGAGGTGGAACCGGTCCTGTTGGAGGAGGTGGTGGGTTAGTACCATTATCCTCGAAATCTACTACGACCTTTCTTAGATCTGCTGCTTTATATTTCATAATTAGTATATTGTTTTTACTTTTTGTCCTGACATTTTTTCAACCTCTGATGTCAATTCAGCTTTAGTCATAGGTTGCAGTTCAGCCTCTCCTGTATCCCCATCAATTGATATAACCTTTCCGTATTGGCCAGAGGAGGTTGCAACAAAATCACCGACTTTTGCAAACTTTTTCCCAGTTCCTGCTGATGTTCCTCCTCCACCGCCTTTTTTAAGTGGAACAGGAGGTAATACACCGCCATAGTTCCATCCCTCATCAGGGGGTAACTGAACGTCATTTTCGATTAAAAATTGATAGATGTCTTCTGCTCTCATTCCGTCAAACTTAGGATCTCTTAAAGCTCCCTCAACCATTTTTCCTAATTTTGAACTTTGTTCTCTGTTTGCAGGATTGCTAGGATCTATTAAAGCATTAAGTGCATAATCACAGGCAGCATTCCAAACGCGAGGGTCTGGCATCTTTCTAGCAAAGTGAAAAAGAACACAGTGCATTACTTCATGGATAATAACCCACTCAATTTCAGGACCGGTTTTCTCTAAAGCAAAATTAGGATCGTAATAAAGATTATTACCATCAGTAGCCATTGTTTTATATGGAAGATCAAGCCTTTCCTGAAAAACAAGCTTCATAGCCAAATGGCCAAAAAATGGATTGTTTTTTACAACCTGCATTCTACAGAATTGCATCTTTTTAAATGCTCTGCTACTAATGTCTGATGTGTTTTCTAGAACCGGATTGGAATTTTTAAATTGGGACCAATTTGATATTTTAGACATTTCTTAGATTTTTGATTTATATATCCCAAATATAAATCACAACTACGGAAAGATCCGGATGACAGGATTTATCTAAAATTTACGGGAGATCTCTTCCCAAAGGGAATGAATCGATTTTGGAACGTGCTTTTTAAAATCTATGTAATTCTTCTCCTTTAAGGAGTTATTTACTATAGTAGATGATATCCATTCAGGAGCAGCTTGCACGCTGAAGTCCTCTGGAACTCTGTCCTTTCTTTTAAGCGATCTAGATTGAAGTAAATAGTTATCTAGTCTTTTCTTACCTACAGTTAATGTTTTAGGAATTAATGATTTATCCAAATTGTCCAAAGCAGTTGCTAGAAGATCATCATCTACATAATTAACGGAAGAAATTATCCCGGACAATTCATCAGCAACCAGGTGCATCATTTTCTTTACAGTTTCCTGGTCTATAATTTCTCTTTTAGGTTTAGTTACAAACACACAAACGGGAAGTCCGTTGTGTTGATTTGCTTTCTTTATCAGTTTAAGATGTCCGTTATTAAAAGGATGAAATTTACCAATCACAATATTAACATCATTTCCAGTTTCGCTTGGAATTTGCTTTTGGTGATCGGTGTTTAGAATGGATTTAATTCTATCAACTATCTCAGGATCAACTTCGCTTTCTGGGCTAGCTTCAATCTCCTCGAAGTCCTCAATCCTTTCTTCTTGCTCTGGATCAGCAGGAACTTCCTCCACCTCTGCCTCTACTTCTTCCTCGTCATCAGACTCAACTTCCTCTTGAGGTACAAATACTTTCTTTTCTTTTCTAAATTGATCGAAAGTAGGAATCATAGATTCCACCACGATGTTCTTTCTATTTAGGTATTCGGAAATTTCTCTAACTAGAATATTAAACTGTTCAACAGCTCCTTGTGTAAAGAATCCACCAGGCTTCTTTTTCAGTTTTCTAAATGCAGAAAGAATAAGTCTAAAAAGAGATTGGTAGCTCTCATCTTCACTAAGTAATTCCCTAGTTTTATCATCACTAATTAATTCGAGATTAATATCATTTTCAGTTTGCTTTAAATAGTCAGGCTCTTGAAAGTCCAAGCCCAAATATTTTTCTCCGTTTTTTTCTATGAAAGAATTAAAAACTGAACAGATGTATGAAATGTATTTGTCATTAGGATCTTCACCAGTATAATCAAAAGAATCTATCCCTTCATCAAGAATGAAGTTCATCACCTCTAAAATGGTAATCCCGTAAATATCATTCGGAAAATAACTAGTTTTCTTAAGATTGTTTTGTTTAGTGATATCGGAAAAAATAGGATCTAAAATTTTGGCAGTAAAAGATTCACCAGCACCATCTAAAGGTCCAAATCTGAAAACTACTCCTTCGATGGGTTCTTCTAAAGAATCATGAAGGAAGCTTTTATCTAATTCAGGATTTAAAACTGTTATTAAATATTTAGCAAAGCTTTCTGTTCCGTGACTCTTTTTAAGAACGTCGTTTGGTGAATTAATAAAATCATTAACAGCAACTTTTTGTTCATCTGATAACTTTCCCTGAAAAATAATCGGGGATTTTTCAACTCCAATAAGATCTGCCCAGTAATCTAACTCGTCCCTATTAACAATAGTTCTTTCTACATCCCCGAATTGATTCTTAACTATGATATGAGTTAAAACTAAACTGTTCTTTGGCATCCTTTGATACGAAAGAACAACCGGACTGCTATTGATAAAAAATTCCATTCCAAATCTCCATCCGCTTGGAATTTCGTTTAGAATATTTTCCGGAAGATTTTTTATGTAAGAAATTGGCTTATCATAATAATTCATCAAAACCCTATCGATCTTGGAAATAGGATTGTTCTGATCCCTCTTATAAAAATATATTGTACCATCAAAAGGATTTCTTTCAAAGGAGAAAGACATTCCGTTTAACTTTTCAGATACAGTAACTTCCTTACTAAAAAGATCATTCAGGAATTCAACTCCCTGCTTCTTATAAATCTCACTTAAATGTTTTATCCCTGACATATACTAGTTTAATACTATAATTTCTTTTTTTCCGTTCAGATTAAAAATAAAAAATTCACCTAAACTGATAGGCTTATTAACTTTAACTTCCGCATTAAGAAGTAAAAATTCAATCGAAAGAAGTAATTGATCGACAAGAACATCTGATCTATATTTTAATCCTTTCTTTTTTAATTTTAATAGCTTCTTATAATACTTATCTATCGGGGGTTGTTTTTTTGCTTCACAAAAAATAGAAAAAAGAACATCCTCAATTTCAGCTACCTTTTCTTCCTCTATTAGTAAATCCCAATCCCCTGACAAATTTCTTTCAATTTTTCCACCCTGTCCAAGCATGGTTTTAAATTGAACGACCTCTTCATCCCTCTCGACTCCGACTACTCGAATTCCAATATAGTGTTCGATGATAGGATAAAGTATATCGTACATATTTTTATTTTTTACCAAAAGGCTTTGAACTCTTCGTTACAATCCCGTGTTTTTCTTTATAATCAGACCATTCTTTTCCTAGATCCTCCATGAATTTTTCTTGGGCTTTTTTATCCTCTCTGAACTTTTCATCAAATGGACCGGAAACTCCATGCTTCTTATAATACTTTTTTGCAAAAGTTAAATATTTATTAGTCTCATCAATTTTTGAAATAGTCTTTAGTTTTTCAATCTTGATGCTCTCTTGGATCTGTGATACCTTTTTCATTTATATCTATTATATTATGATTTTATTTTTTAATTCCCCATCGGGATATTTGCTGGATTTATCCCAGTAGAAACTGGTGTTTCTGCTGTGATTGCGGGAGCTGCTGGTAAAACCCCTCTTTTGCTATTTAAATATGTATTAGCAATAGTTGCTGCCCCTGTGTCAACCTCTTTGTTTATTCCGGGTTTAACTCCTGCGTGTTTATAGTAATCCCAAACATATTCTTTAAAATCATCATCGCTTTTGATCTTAGGAAGATCGTTCTTCATAAAAGAATCATTCATTAATCTTTGATGTTCAGTCTTGATTGTCATGTCGCTAGCAGAGGTTCCGGCCCCGGAGGTTGCTGGATCTTTCTTAATCACCTTTCCCCAGCCAGCAGGTTTAAATATCTTGGAAGCCACGTTAGCAGCAAGGGATCCCGCTGTTCCTATCAGCCACCCCATTCCAGTATCGATTGGTCTGCCGTTAATATCCTTAACCGCAATATTTTGCTGGTAATAGGTGTCAAATCTTTCGAATCTATCCTCTAGATTTTTAAACGTGTTATAAAGCCAATCCTTCCATCCAGGTGCGGTATTTGACCCAGAAACACTGGTATAGTCAGAATCAGTATAGCTATCAAAAAATCTATTGGGATTCTTCTTGGCCTCAAAAATCTTAAAGGAATCTATATGTTTCATTTTTATTTTTATATATCCTAACCGGGAGGGGGAACCTTTATAAAGTCACATCGTAGATTTTATACTCGAATTTTTCCCTCTTGTAGATCTCTATTCTTTCGGCGGAATGCTTCAGCAGATAGTTAGCAGATCCATTCCAGGAAAAATCGTCAACAAAATCGATCACATTGACTTTTTCTTTTCCTTCGTACAATCTCATTCCCCTTCCAAGGCTTTGCTTGATAAGAACCTCAGATTTGTATGATTCAGTTAGAAATAGATTGTGGATATTTTTAACCGACACACCGGTACTTAGTGTACCAAAGCTGGCAACTAAAATCTTATTGGTTCCCTCTTCTAGTTTGGTCTTGAAAAAATCTCTTTGACTAGGATCAGTGTCACCGTCCACGTAGTAGATTTCTTTTTCAGATTGGATCTCTCTTAATAAATCATAGATTCTTTTTCCGTATCCCTCCCCGACAGACTGGAAAAGGACCAGAGAGTTTTTACTGGTCTTAGAGATGAAATCAACAATATAGTTTAATCTTTTATCAGAGGAAATTACCAGCTTTCTTTCCACATTGAAAATCTCATTTCCGTCTAGATCTTGTTTATTAGTTCTTAGTTGATATAGCTTTTCTTTATAATCCTCCTGGAGCCAATTCATTTTAACCACCTTAATCGAAACAGGGGTAGCGTACTTGTTATCAAACAGGAACTTAGGACTGATCTCCATGGTCAAAGGACCAAGATATTGCTGGATAGTTAGATGCTCAGCAGTATTTCTATTAGTAAGGGTTCCAGAAAGTCCAAATCGATATCTAGAGTCTTTACATTTAGAAATAACCTCTTTAATTGACTTAGAATGACTCTGATGTGATTCGTCAACAAAGATAGCTTCAACCCCATCAAAAAAAGAATCATCTTGTTTAACCAGAGATTGATATGTCCCAATCATTAGACCAGATGAAATCTTGTTCTTATTTCCCCCATGAATTAATTGAATGTCACAATTTTCAACTTCTTTTAGACCATATTCCTCAAAATCTTCTGCTCCTTGAATAATCAGAGTTGTATTAGGAACAATCATTAGAAATTTATTAATGTCCTTTACTTTCTTTAAGTACGAAAGAACGATAAAAGCTATTAGGGTTTTACCGGAAGAGGTTGCAATTTCTAAACAGGAATATCTGAACTTAACAATCTTCCATGCTGCTTCTATTTGATAGTCTCTAGGACTGAATTTTTTATCTTTGAAAAAATCATTACACCATTCGGTAAAATCTTCTAAACTTAGTTCATTTTCTATAATATACTCTAGACCTAAGATCTCTACGTCTATTTTATATTTCTCACAAATATCAAAAACTTCACTCCATAGACCCACCGGAATTTTCCACAATGGACCTCTTTTATCAACAAAACAAATAGCTCCATCCCAGTGCTTCTTTTTAACTAGAGGATGGAAAAAATAGTTATGGATTTTTCTAGTGAGCGAAATCTCCAGCTGTTTACGATCTACCTCTTCGTCATAATCTTGAAGAATCAGCCATTGTAAATCCTCCGATACAATAAATTTTAGCATCCATAAATTATTTTATTACCTCTCCCCTCATAAACGATTCTAATGCAATTCTGGATTTAACTCCATATAGCATATGATCTACTGTTTGAATCGTTTCTTTCACAAAACTTATATGATTGTCAACTATGTCAATTTTTTTCTTTTGTTCGTTTAAGTCGCCTTCGATGAGAGCAGTTTTTTCATTGGCTCCATATCTAACATTATGTTCCTCTGAATAATACACCATCTTATTTCTTCTTTCAGTTTTATACTTGGAATTTTGTCTTGCTATAACTTGTCCTAATTTATAGTTATATTCTAGCAATCTTTGGCGATCTGAATAAAGCTCAACCTGAACTTCACCGATCTCTCTAATATTTTTCATTCGAATGGAAAGTTCTCTAATTCTTTCTGTCCATTCAGTCCTTTCCCTAGTAAACAGATCTTCGTAATTTTCTTGATTTTGATCACTCATATAACGAATTGCTTTTATTCTTTTTCTTTTTCAAATCAACGACAGTTGGTTTAACCTTCTCTTTTCTCTTTATCTTTTCGGGTTTAAAATTGTTTTCCAAATCTGGAAATTCTAAAGCATCGTCAACCTTGTATGATATATGACCCTTTAATAGGGATTTCTTTTTATCCAGAGCTTCTATCTCTTCCTTTGTTAAACTAAAATCGTGTCCCATTTATCTTGAGAAAAATATTTATCAGGTCTATTTATTTTATTACCGGTAGATCTTACATAATTTACTACATCATTCCAATCCCATTTATCCCTCTCTGGAAGGTGATTATCATCAATGAATTTCTTCCAAAGAAAAACTTTCTCCCCCTCTGCCAGTTTTTTTCTTAAGGCTTCTCTTCCTGCTTCGTCTCCGTCAAAGAACCATCTCTTATTAGATATGTCGAAAGGAAATTGATTATTCACAGAACAAAGACCAACCGAATTATGAAAAAGAAATGAATCTAACGGTCCTTCAAAAATAGTTACCTCATCATCTAAATTAACATAGCTAAATCCAAAGACTGTCGAGATTGGATCTAACTGTTCTGCTTTTTCGATAATATCAGGGGTATTAATTCTAAAGAGATTTTTATAGATACCACTGAGCTTATACGTAAAGTATTTATTCGTTGCCCATTTGTTCATGTTTCTAAGCTGAAGTCCAAGAATGTAGTTTCCATCGGAAGTCAGATTTAAAATATGAAGGGAATTTTTATCAGGCGAAAAAAGATATCTGGAATCTATTGTTTGATTTCTTCTTCTTAGATATTCTCTAATATTATTAGGAAGTTCAACTAATCCCAGTTTGTTTTTATAATCCTCTCTAGAGATTAGAACATCTTTGAAATTATCAAGAATGAAAACATCAATCTTAGCAGAAATTCTTCTTGATGTTTTCTTAGAATTTATAGTGTTTTTAGCTTCCTCTATTTGCTCAACAGTTAGTTCCCTGTTAAGACCATGGTCATATAAGAAGCCAATAAGATCTTTGAACGTTCCACATCCACCATTATAACACTTAAAAGAGAGGCTATCTACGTATAGATTGCCTCTCTTTTTTCTAGCATCATTAGAATCCCCGCAATAAGGACAGGAAAAATTTAATCTATTCTGTGAAGAGTAGATAATCTGCTTCTGATGGTTCCCTGGAAATGATTTCTGGAGAACCTTCAAAATTAGATTCTTGACTTCTTCTAATCCTAACTTTTGCATACGATCTCATCTTTTTTGATATTAAAGATCGTTGTAAAGGTCATCTAGACTGTTTCCAGAAGATTTAGTAGGTGCTGCTTTAGCAGGCGCTGATTCCTCCTCGGTATCATTACCGAAGAAATCTTCCTCCTGTTTCTTAGTTTCTTTTTTAAGTGGATTATTAGATGCAGATGAGGTTGGTTTAGAGTCAGGCGATCCTGAAAGAATTTCAGAAACCATACGTCCATCTGGAACTGTATTTCTGATGATGCTCATGATCTTTTCTCTTTCCTCCTCTGTCCATTCTCTGTAATCGTATTTTTCAACCAGATCCTGAGGACCTGCTTTTAAATATTCTACAATTCTTTTTTGGTCTGCTTCAGATTTTTCAACAGGTTGACCGTTGATAGAAATTGGTCCTTTCTCTCCAACAAATTGGCAAAGATCGTAATTGTTCCAATCCCCAACCTTTCTTACATGTATTCCGAAGTTTTTACCATCGAATAAATCGTAAGGGTTGCAAGGTGATCCATACTCTGGTTTGATTTGTTGCTCAATTAGATCAGCAACTTTCTTACCAAATTTGAAGACCATAACTTTACCCTCTAATTCAGGCTTATTAGGATCTTTAACCACTTGGATTAAAGAATAATAATCTTCCTTACGTGAGAAGGATTTAGCAAGTTCTTGATCTTTTGCTGAAGGAGAATTTTTCAATTTCCAAAAGATGTCCTTCAAAATAGATTTTTTACCTACCGTTGATGGGCAATCTGCCACCAAATTGCTATTGTCCACTGGATCTTTCAACCACACATAATATTTGTGGATTTTAGATTTCTTGGGATTTGCAATGTTGGGTAAAAATCTGATTAGTGCTTTGTAAACTCCGTCCTTTCCTAGTTCAGGATAAGGTTTGTAGATGTTGGAGTCGCCGGTGTTGGTCTGAGCTTCTGGTTTTAAAAAGTCCTCGTTGTCCAAACTAAAGATGTCAAAATTTTCCATGTTTTTTCAAGTTTTATTTAAATGTTTAAAATTATCCTAATTTATACCTAAGTGTTCTAAAAAGTTTCCCCTAAAAGTGATTTTCCAAATAAACTAATCCAAGTTGCATCTATCAAATCCGAACAGGGGGTTTCTACCTCCTTGCTCTTCTTTATCCAGGTGTCCCTGTTTTGTTTCAGAGGTTCAACTAGCGGACTTAGAATTTGGTCTTCACTATATTTATCCAAAAGTGCGTTGTATAATTCGTCTTTTTTTGCATTGCCCTTAAAAGCAAATTTTTTAATCGCTGTCGGGGAATAGATGTTTAGATTGCTGTATCCTACTAATTCTACTATTCTTTCCCTTACTAAAGCAGTGCACATCGATATATCAATAAGGGAGTTACCAGAACTTCCAAAAGAAATACCCTCCATGAAAACCACGGTTTCATCATCTATGATCTTGTCTAGCATAAAAGTGAAGCTATCTGCGATCGTGACAAAATTTTCAATTTTCTTTCTTTCTATTTCCCAGTATTCACCCTCTGCCTTCTCCTTCTCAATAATTTGGATTAGAAAATTAGGGCTTTCGGAAAACACCTTGAACGGTGAGGCCTCCGCGGATAACATCCGATCAATCTTTTTTGTAGTTCTGTGGAAGGATCCCCATTTCGCCTCATCCTTGGATAAAAGACACCAAGCTGGACTATTTAGGGAGAAGTCTATTCCCAATATTTTTTTAGCCAATCTCTAGTTTTATTTTTACGTAGTTGCATCTGAAGCCCACGCTAAAAGTGGAAAACTGAGGAGTCGTGCTGGAATAGTTTAATTGTACCTCGGATAACGATGTATATATCGGTTGCTGAAATTCAACGCTAGCCATAATAATCCCCTCATGGTCTAGCAAATGAAGTTTTAAATCCGGAAGATATTGTTCTTCATTATTAAAATCTAGGAAGTTAACCATGTGCTCATACATGATCCAATAGTTAATGAATCCCTCTCCGAGTTTAAAGGAAACACTGAAGTCTCTCCTGATTAAATTTTGAATATTAGTAGCACTCTTATATGATTGCTTATATCCGCCGGGTCTGGTTTGTTCTACATGATCTATTCCTTGAAAGGTCGGAAAAGAAACCTGCTGGATTGTCGAATTCATAAAATCCTTCAGGGTGTCCCATGGGATAGGCATTCTGTTTACATAGGCATTGTATTTCTCTTCCAAGGATGTTCCAAAATATCCTCTTGGGAAATTAAAAATAAAACCATTCTGCCTAGAATTTAATAACATGTAGTATTAAAGAAATATTTGATTCGTATATCCATTATCGTTTCTCAGACCTCCGTCTTCACCCCTAGAGGTGTATCCATATCCGCCACCCCCTCCTCCTCCTCCGGCTGTATATTTTACATTCTCATACGGATCGTAAATCTTTTTAAGATAATTTGAATACTTCAGGAATTCAGGACTTCTTGTACCTGAAATATCCGGATGAACTAGTCTTACCGCATTTAAGAAGAACATAGTTGTGATTCCCTCAAAAAGATTATTACCAGGATTTCCTGGAATTGTATAATAATCTGCAATTTCTTTAAAAGATTTTCCTGCTGATTCGTCCATACTAATTGCATTAGCTAAAGAATCAACATCGACCCTCAATGGTCTTGCAGGAACTACAACTGGCTCTTCCGCTGTTGTTACCGAAACTGAAGTTGGTTCTACATTGAGAATTACAGGATCTGTTTTAATGTCAAAATAATCTTTAGGTTGCTCCGGTATAACATTAACTACTGGTTCAGTAGTTTCTACAGTTGTTCCAATAACAACTGGGGTAGGTGCAGGAGCAGGACTAGCAGTTACTGTTGCAACTGGCTTCTGATCTCTTTCACTTGGAAGAATCCAATATCCGTGATAGATTGAAGTTTCTATTCCATTATTTGTTTTACTTACAATATGAAAATCTCTTCCGGTAAAAGCCAAAACTTTTTTAGAATCACCCTCAACAAGTCTGAAGACTAATTCTCCTTTAGTTGGATTTTGGAATGTGCTATCAGACATACTTGCAACTTTAACAGTTTTATCATTTCCACCTTCGAAGACTAGATAAAATTCTGTGTTACTTCCAAGATCCAGAATTGTATTCTCTTTGCCATCATTCTTAGTAAAAATTCTGAATTTGTAATAGTTATCGTAAGGGTTTACCACGATTTTTGCATTGCCCTGTCCAAATGCTACAGTTGCGTCAGTAGTTGGGGATTGTGTTAGTCCACCTAAAGTATCGATGGTTAAATTCTCTTCTGAAATATTTACACTTTCTCTCTCGAAGAAAGCTGGAACGTATTTAGTAATTACCCTTTCTATCGGGTTCACATTAAGAGTATACGCCTTAGAAACTACCGGCTCGACAACTTTATTATAAACCTTTTGCGGATATGGCTGATGTAATAGTGTAATCTTTTTTAATCCAGGTCCGTACTTATCAACCTCTGTACTTGTAACTGTTGCAGTTCTTAAAATGGAGACATTAGAATTCTTGTTTACTAACCTAAGAGTATATGAAATACTAAAACTCGTTGCTTTAGGATTTAAGACCACTGGTCTATAAACATACGGAGAATTAAAATCCTTATCTTGAAGAACTTGAATTTTCTGAGTGGTAATTTGTCTCATTCCCACTTGCTCCCTTAATTCTATATCATGGATAACATAATAGATATTACCTAAGCTATTTTCCACATACAGAAAATCTTCAATGTAATTTCCTTGCCATGAAGGATAATATTCGAAATAATCAAAGGATGTGTTTTCTACAACATTAGCAGCAAGATCTCCAAATTCATCAGATGGAGTAATTGTTGCTACGCTGTTTAACTGTGTATTGTAATAATAGAATCCATTTAAATTCTGGGTCGTCTCTATTTCGTAAAGACTGATGGTAAAAGGCTGGTTCTTAATGAATCCCTGTCCATCAGAACTTAACTTTGCAGCAGTAGTTTGACTTACTGTTGGCGTATTCATTTGGGTCTCAAATTCATAAGTTATTGAAGAATAACTAGGAATCTTAACCTCTATAAAATTATCATAAATGCCTGCGTTAAAATAAATCGGATTAGGATTAGCTCTTATGATATCAATGTCTCCCTTTTCGTAGGTAATTTGAGAAATAGTGGATTTCTTACCATTTCTTTCCTGAAATTGAACTTGAAGAATTACTCCATCAGAAATACCAAAATCAAATCCACTTAAAAAGTGATATCTGATAGTGTCATAATAAACATTAAGGTTAGTATCAAATTGGACAGGAAGATTAGCAACGTCTGTTAATTTGTTATCATAATCAAGAAATTGAACCAATCTATCAATATCAAGTCTGACAAAAGTATTTTTAGAAATTTGAACAGAACTAAGATCTCTTACATTTCCTGTTGTTTGTTGATCGCTATTCCTATTGGTGATCTGAACAGCGTTATCTAAATAGCCATTCACTATTTTTTCAAAACCAACCGAATTAGTTCCATAAATTGCAGGGTGATATTCCGGATTAGGGGAAACACCATATCTGTACTCCATAAGTAAATATGGAGCCAGACTAAAAAATTTACTTGTGTAGGTGAAGCTTGACATATGTCATTATATATCAAGTTTTTTATCTCCTGATAATATTGTGATAAATTCACACAATAATTTCTTTGGACTTTTTGATACCCTCATTATTTACGGGATTATTTTACTGCAATAATTCCTATAGTTAAACCAACAGCTAAGCCAACTGCTGTGCCCTTAATTTTGTTCCAGAATGCCTTTTTCTTAGCAGTTTTTAAATCTTCCTTAAGTAAATCACTCACTTTTTGTTGTAATTCGAATTGCTTAGATCTAGCTGCAATTGCTGAATCTGCGCTAACTAGTGCAGATTTAGAAAAATTTAAAGATGTCTGTAAGGTATTAACCTGGGTTGTTAGAGTATTGGAAAGATCCTGAGATGTTTTTAATTCACCTACTAAATGATCTTTTTCGACTAGCTCTACAACTATTGCATTTCCTACATTTTTATCCAGTTCTAGGCCAATATCTGACTTAGGAACATCAGCATATCTTTTAATAAAAAATGTATCAATTACATCCTTGGGTAAATTTTGTAATGCTGCTAGTGCTGCTTCTTTATCTTTCTTTTCCTTTGCAGCCTTTGCTCTGAATTTATCAGCTTCTAATCCAGCTTCTTCAGCTAGATTTTCATAGACTAAAGAAGAATCCTTGTATTTTTCTTTCTCTATTACTGCGGAATCAAATTTCTTTTGAACCACTGTAATTTCTTTCTCTAAAGCTTTGATTTCTTTCTTGTGGTAATCGTTGTTGAATGTACCGTATATTAAAAATCCAACTATGAAAAGAGCTGCTATTATAAGAAGCTTTTTATTGTCGTTTTTGAATTTTTGTACCACCTCAATTTGTTTTTCCACTTTTTCTTTTACCTCTGTTTGTAATTTTTTCATAACTCTTTTTTTATTATTGCTTCTTCATTTTAATCAGAAGTTTTTAATTTTATATTCCAGTGTATTTACATCAAGATCTCCGGGACCATATTTTTCTTCCAGCATCTTGGAAAGATTGTTTTCTCTTTGTCTTTCCTCAGTAAGCTTACTTATACAATTTCTAATTTTTGATCCAAGATCTAAAATATAGACAGGATCCTTTTCTCCTGATGATGTGAATACCTCCAGTTTCTTTTCGTAGAAATTCAAAGAATCATGAAGTTCCTTGTAGGATTTCATGATACTTGTGATCTCTACTATTTCCAAATTTGATAGAATCATAGCCTATTATATTACGGGGTTATAACTAAAGTTACAGTTCCTGAACATTGTGATGATGTTAATCCTCCAGTAACTATCGTATTATAATTTGGAGCTCCCCCTGATAAAGAGTTTAGATCTGTATAAGGATATTGGGTATTCACGCACGCTTGCCAAGCAACCCCTGACATTCCACTATTTATCGTAAACGGAGCAGTTGCCCAGGTTCCGCTTGTTCCTGTATCATAATCATACCAGGTACCAGTCAGGGTTACACTGTATGTACATACTGCTGGCTCATTTAGGTATAATCTAACACTCTCTCCCGTACCTCTAACTATTGTGTATCCTGTTTTAGTACTAGCAGGAGGAGCAATTATAGTATATGTATCGGTGCCTGAGTATGATGAAGTAGCAGGGGATCCTGAGCAATTGGTCTGTAATCTATAATATGTCGTTACAATCGGCTCAGTTATTGTGATCGGACTAGTTGTTCCTGCTGTACTTTGTGTCCATGTCGAATTATCAATTGACGATTCAAGGGTTACTGAAGTAGCATTAGTTCCGCTGTTTGCAAGGGTGAAGACAATTGATATTTGTCCTCCTCCAATGGAAGTTATTGTATCTATAGAAGGAGCACTATCACAAGCAGAAGCAGGTGATGGCGTCGGTGTTGGTGGCGTTGGCGGTGTCGGCGTTGGCGTCGGACTAGGACTAGGAGCAGGTGTTCCTGAATATTTAGTAGAGCTCGTAGTAAAATAGGAGAAGTTTCCATATAGGTACGAAGTAACGCCAGATCCAGCAGGAATATTGGAAACATTTAAATTTCCGCTTCCGTTATAGATATAAAGTCTTCCACTACCTTCATTAACAAAAGCACCAGAAAATTCAGCCTGCGTAGAAGAGCCGCTCGCGGAACCAACATAAATGATATAATTCATTGCCATGTTGATTGGACGAGTTTCCTGAGCAATTAGTGCTTCTGAATTTGCATCCTGTCCAGTATATTCAGTAATACCAGTAAGTTTATTAGGAGGATCACCAAATCCTTCTGTATTTTTGATAGCTGAGGTGTGTCCAAAGCTTGAATTCGTTGATCCCCTTTGTGAATATTGCCACCAATGAATTCCGTGTCTGTGTTGCTTAATAGCATCTTCCTGTGTTGTTCCCAAAGATGCAGAATCACCCCCAAGGCCTCTGACAAATTTACCTGATAGATTAGGTATATTAAAGGTTGAAAATCCGTCTCCTGATCCGTATGTTGTCCCGATTGCTGAGTATAAATCAGCGTAGCTAGATCTTGATACAGCAGAACCGTCACAAATCATCCAACCAACAGGAGCAGAAGCACCTGGATAAATTTGTATTGTTCCTACAGGATTAACTCCACCTGTGCTAGTAACGTTTCCAAATCCCGATGCCTTCAATGAAATTAAAGGCATCGCAGGTGCAGAATATGAATTTGTAGCAGTTCCTAATCTAACCCTACTAAAATCTGGTGTATATGGGAATCCCGCTAAATACATATATCCATCAGGGGCAGAAGCAGATACACCAGAGGTTAAAGCATCAATCTTTACAACAAAGTCTACTTGAACAGTGTCACCTATTCTAGTGTATCTTGATTTAACTATTTTATATTTAGAGGAGTTCCAACCGGATTGTGTAACTCGAGGAACAAGTTCTAAAGTTCCAGACCAGTCACCCTCATCATAATAGTCCAAATTATTTGCAGCAGAAGAAAGGACAGAAGATAGATCAGAAGCGGAAGTAAAGGGTACACCCTTTGTTAAATATCCGTCGCTATCAAAACCAAAGAATGTAGTGTCGTCTGCTTTCTTTAATTGCAAAACATCGCCTCCAGCAATTCCGTCTGAGGTATCTTTTACTACTAAAGCAGCATCAACAGTAGCACTTTCTGCTAATCCTATTGCAACACCAGTAACATTAGTTTTATTAGCTAAAGGTGGATGTATATAAACACTTCCGCCCATTGCAGATCCTGCAGCAGGAACAAACCCCGGTCCTATAACAATATTACCACTTTTGCCACTAAGGGAGCCGCCAGTTCCACCCGCCAAATATAATGATCCACCGCCGTAACTTCCCCCTTGGCTGGATCCTGCTTTTACTGAAACGTTTGCTCCAGTATCAGTTCCCGAGGCTTCCTGGATATAAATAAGGGAGTCTCTATCAGCTCCAGTTATTGATCCAAATCTGAATTGAAGATTTCCAATTCTATCTAATCTTAATCTAGTTATGTCATATCCCCCCGATGAACTGCTTGTAGCAAAATCTATTCTAGAATCAGCTGCTGTGGATCCATCGATTGCAAAGGATATTCCAGCTGCTGCTATTGATGATGATTGTCCCTCTGCAACAATTCTTCCGTAAACTGAATTATTGGTAGTAACTGCTGCTTTCAAAACTAACGCTCTTCCAGCAGAGGTTGAAGATGATGAAATAACTAATCCTTTTGTGCCTGATGTAGAAACAGAGTCACCAACAATAAAATTACCAGATGATAATCCGTAGTTAGGGCTGTATCTCATTACAGATCCCTCTGCGTAATAAGCACCAGTTCCATAGTTATTGAAAGAGTTTGTGGACCCGGCTCTTGTTATTGTAACATTCAAAGCATTAGCCTGAATATTACTGGAAGCTACAAAAGAAATATTATTGGAAAGTGGGACATTAAAATCATTACCAGGGGTTTTGATGTTAAAATTTCCTCCGGGATTTGTAAAATCAAGATTATAACCGCTTGCAGAGGTCCAAAGAAATCTTGGATTTTTTCCTTGACTATAAGATGGACTTGAATAGTTGATAGCGTCTTGATCTGCCCTACCAAAAGAGAGCAGGGTTGCCATAGCGGAAGAAGGATCCGTAGCAATTTTTAACTTAGCTCTTTCACTGTTTAAACCGAATTGACCAAGGTTGGTATAGTTATATCCAGGTGCACCTCCAGAAGCTCCGTAATCGCTTAATAACAAGCCATACGTGTGACTAAATTGGGTGTTATGTAATAAAACTCTTTCTCCAGCACTAAGATTAATATCATCAACCGCAGTAAAAGCAGACTGGGTATCAATATAAACGCCAGAATAATCCCAGCCTAATGTTCCGCCACCTAAATCATTATAAACATATATTCCATAAGGATTTGCCCCAGTTTCACCGGCTAACCAGTAATCACCCAATTCAGGTTCACCCCAAGGAGTTGGATACGTGCCAACATTTAAAGCAGAGGGGGCAACTGGTTGAACATACCATCTAGCTCCTCTTAGTCCTTGAGGACCAGTAGGTCCTTGAATTCCTTGAGGACCGATAGGACCGGTAGCGCCTCTAATTCCTTGTGATCCCTGAGGTCCACCCCCAGCAGTCAAAATCTGATCAAAGTTATAATTAACTTTGTCAATAAGAATTGTTTGGCTGTCACCGGAAAGTATATTCAATAGATTAATCTTTGGCATCTCTAATTCTTAGTTTTTATATATATCATCTTTTTAGCTCCCTTATATTTTTCCTATTAAAAATGAGAAGGCTACTGAATAATCATAAGCCGGGTCCTTCTGAAATCTAAATTCGTATTGTAAGGATCCCCTTTTTGTTATGTTATTATTAGTGGATTTCACAAATCCATTTTTCATTTTGTCAAAATCAGCAAGATCACTTACTATAGGTGGTAAATCAATTCCAGCGGTTTTTTGGATCTTTTTAATCCAGACTGATATTTCTTTTGCTTCGTACTGAGGTATAACATTTAATTTTATATACTCATCAACATCATCAGATAAGACGGTCTCACTTCCAACACCAAACTCTGATACTAATAAGGAATAAAATTTCTTACCAATTCCTCCATCATTAAAATGTTTAATTGCAGTCCTGTCGGCAAGAAGTAAAGCCTTGATTTCATTTTCAGTTTCTTCCCAAAGAATTTCATATTTAGGATACAAATCAATTTGTACATTGAATACATCATTGATAGAAGAGACATATTTTAATTGTAAAGGCTCTTTTATCGTATTCGGGGTTTTCATTACCTTACTTCCAAAAAATGATTTTTGCTCTAGCATATTTTTAGATCCGGGAAGATTTGAAAATGATTTGGAAGAAATATATTCTTTGTATCTTCCAGGGTCCCAGGTACTTTCAAATATGAATAAATCTCTTCGGTCTATTGGGGTTTCTCCTATAAGATTATATTCTGGTTTATATCCGCTCTTTGGATCAATTCTAAAAGGATTGTTTTTAGCATACTTATAATAATTAGTATTTCTAATAAATCCAAAAAATTCTTTATTTACCCCTAGAGTCACATTCTTATACTCTAATCCTTCCGTGACAATAGAAACGTTTCCAGCATATCCTTCGCCCTGAATTTCATAATAGATATTCTCCGGAGCATCTTGTGGAACAATGAAATATGCTCCGGTCAAACCAGAATTAAAGTAAAAACCATCTGCGTATAAATCAGAGGTATCTCCAGAATCCTTAACTTGAGAAAGAACAAAATTTTTCTTAACTGGGAATAGATCAGGAGAAGCTGAATATCCCAAACCTGCAAAATTTTCAAAATTAAAATAATATGTATTTCCTCTTACTAGTCTTAACTTTTTTCTTGTATCTCCATCTATTAAAATCTCATAATTAGATCCAACTCCATAGAAAGATGAATCTTTTGTTTTTTCTTTTAATGATACAGTGAATTCAAATCCTCCTGTAGTATTTTGATCATAAGAAAATACATCATTCTTGATACTATCAAAATGTAAAACATCTCTAAATTTAGGAGAATATCCCCCGCCATATCTAAAGAATTCCGTTAATGCGTCTTCTTCCGCTATTTGATATCCAACGAGAGTACTAGAAAAATCTTCAGGCTTAATTGTTTCTTCTATAGGAATTTTTCTAGTAGTTTGTAAGAATGATGAAGGTTTTACAAATTCCAAAACAAAAGTATTAGAATCAATGACAGTTTGATTTGTGTCTGCATCCCAATAGCTTCTAGTATATTTAATGTATCTACTATCCTCCTTAAATAATTTATAAATTTCAGGAAATGATATTTTAGTAAAAACTGAATCCCAATAATTTTCACCGGCTAAAGATTGATATACAGCTAAATCATCTATGGTATTATATGAAACGGGAATTGGAACGTTTATAAACGTTGGTGCTGAATATCCTAAATTGGTATAATCAAAATAATATCCAGTTCCGCCTCCGTAGTATACCTCATTAAAATTAAGATAATTCTTACCGGTTCCAACTGGCCAAGGAGCTCTCATTAAATAAGTTCCTGGCGTATTTCTTTTAGGAGAGAAAAGGGTATATGGATAAATGACACCGTTTAGTTTCAAAGCATCTCTACTTCCGATTCCAGTAACTGGTGTAATTGGGGAATAAAACTTAACCTCCTCTCTTAAATCAGTATCATAATCAGGATTAGATGCGATAGGAACAATACCTGTCCCATTAGCTGTTGAAGAGTTTACTAAAGGTAAAATTCCTATAGTGCCCCTTGAAGAATAATTTAATCCGCTACTTAATTTTATAAAGGTGTTACTAGAAAAAAGAACACCACCAGATGATCCCCTCTCATACTCCGTTGTCCCAGTACCACCTCTAACAGAGTGTCTAACTTTATTTTTTAACGAGTATAATCCGAAATAATCAGATCCGCCATAAATTCCTGTTGGATTATAATACCAGGATCCTGTTGCGTTACTAAACGTTGCATTTGCATCAGTTCCTGCATCGTATATTAAGGATGCAAATTTTTCAGGGTCAATGAATCTGCTATCATTATTAACGACAGTAATAAGAAGGGTCACAGTCTTGAATTGATCATTCTGATGAACCTTAAAAGTTATAGGGGCATTAACAATATATGGGTCCGGATCGTCTATTGATTTTAAAACACAGGTAAATTTGTAGTCTTTAAATTTCTGATCCCCGAATTTAAATGAATTTCTATTGCTGGTTTGAACTGAAAAATCTGTCCTTTCTTTAATTCTAACCTTCACCCCTCTAAACAGGGTTTCAGAATATCCCGATGATTGATTATAATCAAAATAGGTATAAAATGATTCAGCAGGTTTTTTTCTAACATCGCTAAACCTTACATTATCTAAATTATAGTAATCCTCCCCATCGACAGTAAAATAATCTTCAAAATAATCTCGAGAAGAAGGGTCTGTATTCTGTAAATCAGATAAACTAATCCCTCCTGTAGGTCCAGGACAATAATTCGAGGTATTCTTTAAAAGGTTAGAAGTTGCATCAATAGGAACTTTCTCTAGCACATACCATTCGTTGGTAAAATATAAGGGATCTCTTCCAGAGCTAAAGAAGCTAGGCGAAAAATTCAAAGGTGTAAAGGTATTACTCGAATTCAGTCTATAATCATTTCCTCTTGCATCTATACCTCCCTCATATACCCATTTAGTAATATAAGGATTTATTCTAGATTTTAAAGTTAATGATCTTTGATAATTTTCCTTAAGTACATCATATTCATTGGAAGCCTTCCCGAATTCCATTTGTTCTTTTTTAGTGGAAATTCCGTCTCCGTCATTTAGATATTTAATTTCCTGCAATCCAACAAATCCTGGGAATCTGTCTATGTCTACTAAAGGATCATTAATTCCGTCACTAATTGCATCGGTAATTGAATTAACATAAAGGGAAGGAACTACATTAGATCTTGATGAGGTAGATGATTGTATAAGAGTATATGATGTTACCCCGGCAACACCTCTAAAAATAAAATTGGAAGAAGGCCCGTAATTAACCCCATTATATCTAACGATGGCACCAGAAGCAACAGCATAATCTATTCCCTCTCTAATTGAATCGGTACCTGGCTGAATATCAACATATCTAAAATATTCATCAGTTGGTGTATTTCCATATTTACTAGACCAAAAATCAATATCCAAATCTTTCAGCGGATAAATTGAAAATGCCCCAGATTCTACTTCTATTAGCTGTTCAACAATGATAGTTCCTAAACTACCGAAAAGAATAGTATGTGTATGATCTTCTATCTCTATAATTGAATGGGTAGAATAATCCTTAATTATTCCATTGGATAATTCTGATTCATCCTCATCAATGCATTTACCTATAAATTTAATCTTAGATAAACCGGAATTAGTTTTTATATAATTAGAGGTTGTGATTTTTGCAGCATCCTCTTTTTTAATTTTTATTCTAGTATTTGAATATTTAGATCCTCCAATAAATTTATAAGGAGCTGTTATATCAATTGAATCTATTTCATCTATAAAAATTTTACCAGAAGATGTAAAATTTACTTGATTATAATAATCTGCATAAACATAAACAGAAAATATATCATCATTTCTAACATCACTTCCCTCTGTTCTTATTACAATTTCATTTCCTATATTGAATGCCTTGTAAGATTTATAATTAACACTGTTAAGTACCCCTGCTATTGCTTCAGCAATCTGCTCTTTGGTACCGAATGGATGAAAATAATATGCTCCACTTTCATCAGTAAAACTTCCAACACCCCATCCAGGTTTAACATATGTCATATCAGATGCAACAAAATAATCATATCTCTTGTTACCTGAAATATATTGACCGAAGGGGTGATATAAAATTATTGCATTGTTCGGTGTAAGCTCTCCTTCTATTCTTACTATAGTATAGGATCTACCAGTATCCTTAGCAAGTTCTGCCTTGTACTCTTTTGTTTTTTCTGGATCTGCTCCTGAAAATACTGAAAGATCTAGATTTTTATTCTTAAGAATAATTAGATTTTCTTGAGCTGTTCCCGTACCCCATTTATCATCATCAACAGCTGATCCTGAGTAATCTTTAATTTGTTTAAAAGAATAAAAGTCGTCGTTCTTATCCTTAACATAAAGAATCTTAAGCCTATCGTTTACGTGAACATCCTCCGATGTTGGGATGTGTCCCCAGGTGGTTTCGGAATCTATAAATACTCTTATTCCATTTTCATTCTCCTGATAAAAAGGAGAAGTCATTATCTTAGAAATTTGTAACGGGGATTTTGGCTCCGGAAAATTTCCAACAGAGATCGATTGATTATAGAATAAATCCCCAGAGATTTGAAATTTACCAGTAGGAATATCGTCAACATATAATCCAAAGTATCTATTTATACTATAAAGATCCGCATTAGGATCGTCAAATAAAAATTCAAGATTTAATAAATTATAAGAGACTATTCCATTTCTTCTAAATCCATCAGTAATATATTCTTCAAATTCTATAATGTTAGAATCATTGTTAAATATATTATAAATGTATTCTCCTTTTTTTGCAAAAACCCCATCTTTAATAGAAGCTCCACTATAAGTTGTTAAAGAATCCTTTTCAAATCTAACATCAATAAGGGATTGGGTATAGTTAGAAAAATTTTGAATTTTTCTTAAATATTTTCCAATATTAGAATCTTCCTGTAATGAATATGTGGATACTATCGAAGATTTAGGAAGGATGTTATCGATAAAATGCTCTTGGATGTTTCCAATTTTTGAAGTATTATATTCTGCATCAATTAGAATAACACTACCATTTCCCTGGATCTCACTAAATGTTGCTATTGTAGCAGTAAAAGATTCACCAGCAGAATATTGAACTCCTCCTGATGATATAGTGTACTTGCTGTAATTAGATGAAGTCGTATCAACATCATAATCTTCCAAAACCTTGTAGACCTTTCCTATCTCAAGTGAAGTAACTTTAATTACGTAAGAAAAATCTATCGGATCGTCTATTCTAAAAATTACAAAATATTTAGGAATTTTTTTCCCGAGCCAAAAGGGTGATATGTATGAAAAATTTTCATTGTAAACATCAGAAATCAAAGGAACTGCTCCCGCATGATAAAATCCGTCATACTGATCAACTAAGGTATTAGTATAAGTATCTTTTAATCTATCTTCGTTTTTTAATCCAAAAATAAAATTATAAGGGGTTTTACCTTGTGAAAAGAAATTATATAGGTCCTGAGCATAATTAGTATCTGAGGATATCTTAAATCCCTTGTATTGATTTTTTGACATCTCGTCATTTGAATCAATAGAATTAAGCCAAAGATTCTCTGAAGAATCTACTGTAATTTTTACGTTTCCAGAAATTCTAGGATTGGATCTGACGATTCCAAACGAAGATTTGTATTTTTCTTTTTTATCTGCCATCTTTAGATCTGAGCTAATCTTCTATAGCCGAGGTTATCTCTGAAACTTGAATAAATCGGTGAAGTTAGAGCAGTCTTAGTATAGCTACCACTAACAACCAAGTCAAAGGAGAATAGTTCCTCGTTGCTTACCTTTATATCTATTCCTAATTTTTTAGAGTATGTTATATTACGAATAGTTCCAGTTGATCTATATCCTCCGATATAACCTAGTTTATCTTGGGATCTCATCTGGAATATAACAGGAATAACAATTGCATTCTGTGTTCCAGATTCTAGAGATTTAACAGCAAGAGTTGTTGATCCTTCAACCTGTATTGGAGAGTGACTAGAAGGAGCCATGAACAAATAAGCTCCGCATGAATATTTTCCTAAAAGGTACTCGTCATTTGATTCAAATCCTAATTTTCCAGGATATGCATGATTATCAGTTCCATAACTTGTATTATTAATCTGGGTATAAGCTAGTTGTTGATAATGCTTAGTCTGATTAGTAATAGAAGGATCAAAGCTGTCTGAAGTAGAAGCCTGGAATCCAGCAGCATGTCTAAATGCAGGATAATTAAATCCGGTTGTTCCTTGTGTTGGTCTAACAAAATTTCCAAAATATTTTGGAGTAGGTGTAGAAGGAGTTGCAGCTTCTGCTACAATAACTGGGTGATTTATATGTACACAAAATTCATTAAGTCTTCCATTTCCGTCTGGTGTTCCTCCACTGTAAGTTCCTATCCAAACACTGCTGTTAGAACTTCCTGGAGTAGAAGTACCCCCAGGTAAGAATGGAACTAAAACGCCCTGATCTTGTGGAACGTAGCTTGATCCTGATGTTACTCCGGTTTGATCGTTCCAGGTAGTTGAAGTAACAGGTGTAAAATAAACATCCTCATCCAGTCCAACTGATTTATATCTCGAGTAAATAAATTGAGAATTTGAATTTCCAGATTGATAAGGAGCTGCCTGAATAAATGCAGAAGATCCTGATATATTAGGTCTTACATCAGATGGTTTAATTCCAGTTAAGGATATTGGAGTTAAATCATACTTTCTAACAGAAGAATAATCTGCAGTAGCTTTAGGATCTGTATTTGCCAAAGCTATCACATTTTGACCTCCTGGAATTATAGAAGCAAGCTCTAGCTTAGAAGCAGTTTCGTTTCTTAGCTCTATTGTATATTGTGTGCTTACTATTTTTCCATAATTTGACGTATTAGTAAGATCTAAAAGCTCATCGTAATATCCTGCAAATAATTCAATTACTGATCCCCTCTTAGCAGGAATAAGATTTGTTCCATCGTTAATATAAACAGTAAGAATTCCTTTAGCAACATTAATCATTGCTTTCAAGTTAGCTATTTCCTGATCCATCGAAAGCAGTTTCTGGTAAAGATCCAGGGATTTTCCTGTACTGTCATAAAATCCAGAAAAGATTGTATCCCCAACGTGTGCATAATACTTATCTCCGCTATTGAAAGAGGTCGAAAGATGAGCATCAAGTCCTCTTGATGTTAAATCCTGCTGTAAAGCAACAAGAACCTGATCATTTTTATTCTGATCAACATACTGGGTATTTCCGTTTCCTGTTGTTAATTCCTCCGGAAAATCTATAAGGACTGAAGTAGAAAAATCAGATTCAGCCGGATTCATAGGCCATCCAGCTTCAGAAATAGAAGAAACCTTGATTTCTACTTTTTCTCCAGCATTAATAGGAATATCCAATTGGTTTATATTAGGAACGTCACCGTTCTGAACATCCTCATCTAACCAATAATATTTTTTAGTTGTTGTATTGTATCCCTTTTTTCTAATGTCTGTTTTATACTCAATCCAGTTACTGTATGTTCCTCTTCTTTCCGTCCCATCATTATCAGAGAATTTAATCTCATCAGCAGAGGTTGCATTTCCCTGTTTAGTCAAATATCTATATCTAACTCTAAATTGTATTACCTCTTGAGATCCTGTTTTTGCATCAGTAACTGCTTCAGGAATAGGCCAGAATCCTCTAACTCTATATTTAGGTGATTCTGATATTTCAGGTGCACTTGAAGTGATATTATTTAGATCTTGAATAATGGTTTGCAATAAAGAGGTCTTAGTTGCTTTTTCCTTAGTTAATGAATCTATTTTAGCAAGTAAACTTTCCCTAGTTGAGCTAGAAGACTTTGTTATAGAATCACTAACAATTGCAGATATTTCATTTCTTGTTTGATCTATAGATTTGTTAATTGCTTCTATCTCATTTTGAATCTTAACTTTGGTTTGTACACTACTAGAAAACTTATCAGAAGTAGTTGTTTGTGTTATCTGCTTGTTAATCTGAACTACCTTGAAATTAGCAGAACTTAATACAGGAGAATTTGGAACAATAGAATAAACCGAAGGAATTACCTTTTCTTTCGTGTTTGATAAAAATTGAGATCCAAAATCTGAAACCTGATTTTTATAAAAATCATCCAATGTCATAGTTCCCTCTGATGTGTTTATTAACATCTCATTGGAATAAAAAACTACACCATTGCTGTATGAAGATCCAGTAACATGGTATTCATCATTAATAGCTTTAATAAAAACTGCCTGTCTTTCATCGTGACCGAGATTAACATTAACCTGGAGTGGTGAAAGAACTTCGGAATCAAGCTTTAATGCACCATCCCCAATTGGAACTGGTTCATATCCGCTAATTCTTCTTAATACTACAGTAGATTCGGATAGATCAATATTAGTAATTTCAAATCTACTTCCCCCCGACGTCATAAGTTTATCACCAACCTTAAGTTGTCTGTCAGCATTGGAAGAGCTTGCTATGATATCTTTATATGAGGTTAAATCTAATTTGTATTTTCTTACATTTTGATTTATTGTTTGTCCACCTACTGTAACAGGGATGGTTTGATCAAATACTCTAAGTACAGAAAAAGATCCGGTATATCTAATAACCTGCAAAGGTAGTTCAACTGTATCCTCGTCTATAAAATAGGTAATTCCCTGGCCAGTTAGCTCAGTCATGAATTGTAGATCCGAGATATCATTTCTTCCCTTCAGATTAGTATCAAAATAATTTTTCTGAGCATCTGAAGTGGTATTAGCAATTATTCTTTTAACATAAACCCTCTTTGTTCCAGCTTCTACCTGACCATCAAGATCGAAGGTAACAAATAAAAGAGGATTTAAAAAGCTTTCAAAGAAATAATTGCTTCTAAATTTAAACCCAGAAGGAACCTGTAAATTAGCAGGTGCAATTGGATCAACTAAAGGAGTAGATTGGTAAATTCTGGAAACAGTTCCATCAGCATTTCTAACATTAGCATTACCGTCATCTAATCCACTTAAAGCTTTGATATTGGAATCAAGTCTTTTAATTTCGTTTAGAATATATCCCCAAGATGGTATTGATACCGTACTCGTTTGATTGTTATCATCTAGAAACTCAACGCTAACTATGTCTTGGTTTGAAGTTGTTGCGTTACTCAGCTTATTAATAATCTCCATAGAATTCTTCTGGAGTCTAAGAAACTGTGCTAATAGTGAGCTTATAGAATTTTTGGTTCCTGCCATTTTATCTTATTTGATCTATTTCGAAAACTAGATTCTTTTCATCGACACAAACAATATCAAAAATAGGTTTGTTATCAGAAGAACTGAAAATGTTTTGGGTGAATCCTCCAACTAAAATACTATAATAAACTCCAGACGGGGTTGCTAATGGGTAAAGACCAGTAGAATCCGTATAGATTAAAATATTATTCCCGTTAAGGATAATCTTATCATCAAAGACTAATCTGAAGGTTTGACCCTTTTTCCATTTGTTATTGGTATCGTCTATTTTGATTATAAGATCATTTGTTAGTGTTATGGTTAATCCAAAATTAGTATGCTTATAATAATTGCTGAAAGATTTCAATGTAAGAGAATTTCCACTTACAGAATTAACAGTAAAATTATATCCATCTTCATCTGGTAAATTATAATGTTGAACATTATTGTTTAGAACTAATCTATTAGGAGTTGATCTATCTACGTTTACTCCTTCGCCGCTCTTAATCAAATCTAAATCATAAGAAAGCTTAATATTTGTTCTACCGTTTAGAATATCTTTAACCATCGTATAATTTCTCTCGATCAGTCCTAAAATATCCTGGGTATTTCTAAATAAAGCTTGATTTGCAACCATAGAATCTTCTAATGCTTTTAGCCTTGCATTAATGGAAGTATTATCATCCATTGTAACGACCAATCCCTCTAAAGTGTTTACTCTATCAGCAAGGTTTATAATTTCGGTAGTTTGATCATTTAAAGTTCTAGCAGCCTCCTGTAAAACATTAGCTGCATCCATAAACATTGAAAGAGAGAAAGAAGAATAATCATTAACAGCAAGTTCTACCCCTGTACTTTCTATGTCAGTATCAAATTTAATATTAACCTTCAGTCCGTAAGAATTACCATTTAGCTTAGTAATTGGATCTGGTTTATACTTTTTAAATACAGGAATTCTACCAGCGCTATTTGAAATAGGTTCTATATCTTCTAAGAAGAGAATACCATATAGATTTGTCTCCGCATCAGCAGGATTATTTGGATCATATACATCATAATACAAAAGAACAGCATTAAACTCGAAAGAATCAGAATCAACAGTTGAGTTATATTCTTCGATCGTGCTGATTGAAGGATTATCAACTATAGGTTTGTAATTATCAGGATTGAAATCTAATTGAATTCCATCAAGTTTACTTCTTTTATATTCTGCTTGATACGTCTGATAATGTTTTACCATTGAATCTGTATCAGCATCAAAAAAAGAATTATCAGTATAATAGGAATTTGCAGTGTTTCTTGGATAATACCATTGATTAGTAAAAGTTGCACCAGTTGCGGATGTTCCAGTTATTCCTGGCTGTCCAACAACATCTTGATCAAAGATAGCCAAACGGGGAAGTCCGTTAGGACCATATAATCCATCAGCTGCGCTCCTCCCTTGAAAATACTCTCTATCTAAAGGATCAGTTGGATTATTTGTTATTGTTTGTCCAGGATAATAATTTTCATCAGCCTGGGTCTTAAACATCACCAAAGGTGTGTGTCCATCGCTAGTTGGTACGTGGATATAAACCTCCGAATAAGAATTGTTTTTGCTTTGTACAGAATTTACAATGTCGCATTCCCCGATATATTTTACGACCCTAGAGTATCTTGGGGTAACCGATCCGTTTCCTGTTAGGAAATCGTCCTCTTCTGTCCATCTTTTATCAGAATATGGGAATCCTCCAGTAAGACCTGTTGCATTTTGATCCAAAGAAGGTATTACCTCGTTTGAATTTGCTGGTCTAAATCTAATAGATCCCATTTCTTTCAGCCACTTCCAAAAAACTCTTTCTGAGACATTCCTTTTTAAAGTCGGATTGTATCCATCAGATGAAAGTAGAGAAGCTTCCAAGTTAAGACAATAGTTTTGAAAAGAGACTTCCAAATTTGGACTTAAATTGTTAGGGTTGACTAAATCAAAGCTTCCCTCAGCTACGTCCAGAAATGAGCTGTCTATGGTGTTAAATTGGATGGTATTCTCCCCATATAACGGGGATCTAAATTCAGGAAGATTCAAAAGAACGTATTTTGAAAATCTGAACTTATTGACCGTGTTGTTAAAAGTTAGAGCAAGATCCTCCGCAGCAGAACTAAAGGTATAAAAAGTTCCACCTTGTACTTGGAGAGGTCTTATGTATGGGGTTTTAGCCATTCAATTTTTTATTTATTAGAAGAAGTCGCTAGCTACAAATCCACTGTTGGATATAACCACCCAAGATCCGTTTTGTGTAGTAGCTCCTTTACCTATTCTATTCTCCCACTGAAGGGTTAAAGTATTTTTATAAGGAATACTAGCAGCTGTAGTAATACCAGCTGGCTGATAAAGTCCATTACCTGTGCTAAATCCAGTATAGTATGTGCTTCCTGCTGGTCCGGTAACTCCAGTAGCAATTAATCCAGAGTTAAGTGCGGTATTAACAATAGTTAATCTATATCCCTGTGGTACTGCTGGTGGGTTTCCCGAAGGGGCTGCTCCTGTAGCAACATAAAAGAAAAATCCTTGAGTAAATCCGGCATCCGCTGAATCGGTACTGGTATATGAGCAGTTAGCATAAATTACACTTTCATCGAAAGTTAAAGGATATGGATTGCTATATGTTCCAGTAACCCCGCCTCCCCCGTTTGCAGGTGATAAAAATGCGTTGGTTGAACCCGATGCACCTATCGAGTTTTTTTCAATAAATGATCCAGTTGGCCCATTTGTTACAGCAGAGTTGAAAACAACATCACCGTTAAATGTACCAGTTGCTCCAAATACTGCAGGACCCGATGCATTTACCTGATTGAAAGAACCAGTAGCAGAAAGGGTTAGTTGAGAGGCTGAAACTATACCGGAGAAAGATGCATTTCCTGCACTAGCCCCCGTACCATAAATATTAACAGTAGCGGTCCCAGAAGATGGGAAGGTTGCTTGATTAGCAAAAAACGTCTTGACTTTTAGCTGTCCGCTTGTTGCTTGAGACATGTCCATCGATCCAGTAACAACGTTTATATTAAAAACGTCCTCTAGATCGTTGATTTCATTCTCAATAAGTAGAAAGTTAGAATTAATGGTTAGTCTCGATGGTGCAATCGAGTCAGTTCCTAGTATCTCTTGAATAGTAATCATTTTTAGTTTTTTATTCCGAATATATATATCAAATAAGCTCGAGCGAAGAAATAAATCCGCTATGCTAAGATCATACAGAGAAAAACTTATTAGTTTCTTAAAAATTAACACTAAAGATTTATGCAAAAACAAGAGAAGGAAACCCCTGCTAAAGGGAGAGTTAAAGGCCCGATTAAATTCAAAATTCAACTAAATGAAGAGCAAAAAGAAGCAAAATCTTTAATCCTAGAAAATCCAGTTACAGTCATCCGAGGGATGGCAGGTTCAGGTAAGACCCTTTTAGCTTGTCAAATAGCTTTGGATCTTCTTTTTAGTAGGGATGTTGAAAAGATAATAATTACAAGACCTACTGTAGCTAAAGAAGATATTGGATTTCTACCTGGGGATTTAAAAGAAAAGATGGATCCATGGTTAGCTCCAATTTATTCCAATCTGTACCTACTTTATGAGAAGGAAAAAGTCGATAAATTAGTGGAGGAAAATGTAATAGAAATTTTACCTTTCCCGTTTATGAGAGGAAGAACATTTCTAAATGCATGTGTTATTGTAGATGAAGCCCAAAACGTTACCAATAATCAAATGGAGATGGTATTAGGAAGATTGGGTGTGGCATCTAAAATTATGATCTGTGGTGATATTTCTCAGATTGATCTGAAAGTCAAAAAAGATTCAGGTTTGGATTTTTTAAATACTGTAGAATCAAGAGTAGAGGGAGTTAAAATAATCTCGCTTAAAAAGAATCACAGACATCCTATCGTACCAGAGATTTTAGGAATTTACACAGAGTATAGAGACAGATAATTTATGCTAATTGTGGAAATGTTTTAGCTTCATAGATAGCTCTTTTTCTAAATATTTCGCTATTAACATACTCTATAATTTCCCCAGATGGTGCATTTTTGTGATCAATGATTCTGATGTATCCTTTCTTATCAAAAACAGAAAGGTTACCGTTACTGTCCTCTACTTGTAGATAGAGACTATAGAATCCCGGCTTATTAAATGTCCAGATGAAGGATTTAACATCCTTAACATTGATTAACTCCTCTCCAGATCCATCATAAATTAATTTCCAAACATGATTTCTTTTTCCAGGAATTAAAGAATCTAAAGGATTAAATACTACAGTCGATCCCATTGGTGCCTCAAATTCTTTGTGAGTTATTTTATCATCCCCGATTTCCCAAGTCTGTGAACCAAATAGGGAGAACGGATCTCCAATTTTTTTACCCGTTTTGTATTTTAAATTTGAGATCTTACCTACAAAAGCATCTTCTCCCCCACCAGGAGAAACTACCCAATTAGAGAAATTAGACTGGCCAGTCACATATCCAGTTAAATAAATATTGTCATCCTTATCGAAAGAAATTGACATTCCCTCGTCTCTACCAAGTCCTCCAGAATCCACTATATCTAAAAGAGTTCCATCCGGATCATATTTAAACATAATAACATCAAGATTTCCTTGCGGGGAAGGATAGTAATTAGGGGAAGAATAATTAGGAGAAGCCGTAACATATCCGGAATAAGATCCCAATACAAAAATACTTCCTTCTGAATCTATTCCGATGTCTTGACAAAAATCAGAATATAAGGATCCAACGTTTTTACCCCATAAAGGTCTATATCCGTTAAACTTAAATACCGCAATATCGGAATCACCTATAGAGGTGAATGAAATATCATCAACAGTAAGTTTTCCTTTAAAGCTAGCGCCCAAAGCTATTTCCCCGTTTTTAGAGACCCTAATATGAGGCTTAGTAGTAAATGTTCCGAAATCAGTGTTAGATATTGTTTTAGACCACTCAGAATTAAAATCGTAGCTTGTGTATCTGTTTAGGTAAATCTTTTGGTCCGATCCAGATTTAGAATTAAAAGCTATGTATAGATCCTCATAAGATTCTCCTATATGAAGAGAAGGATCGCTTTCTTCTCCCGCCGTGTTCATTTTCTTTAGCCATTTAATGCTTCCGTCACCTTCAACTCTAGCAGCAAAAACCTCTTGTGTTGAAGTTGCACTCGTTATTGTTTTAGTTCCAGAAGTGATAGTTCCTGTAAAATTACCGGCAACATAAACATTACCAACCCTATCAATAGCAAGATCACTGATAATCTCTGTATCATTTATAGTTGGCGACGTAAATAAAGAAGTAGCGGTCACTAATTGTGCATCTCCGTTCCATTTAATATAAAGATTATCAGATAATTCTCCAGATGTGTTATTTCTAACTTTGTTTTTGTATCCAACTACAATTACATTTCCAAGATGATCTACTTTGATACCCATCGGTGTATAGTCATAATCTCTAGATCCTGAAGTTCCATCTTCTCCGTATTTCCTAGCCCATTGAATTACCCCGACCTGATTATATTTTGCAACAAAGATTGATCTACATCCAGTAGAAGAAAGAGTTGTGTTTGCCCCAGATGGCAGATTATTTTTAGCACCAAAATATGCTGTGTCCTGGAAATATCCAGTTACATAAACATATCCATCTTCACCTACAAAAACTCTCATTCCTCTATCATCAGATCCGTCTCCTATTTTAATAACCCATTCAAAGCTGTCTATTATATTTCCCAAATTTTTATCAGAGCTTCTAATTAAATTAGAATTTCTCCAATATGGCTCTTTACTAGCTATGCCACTTTCTATATCTCTTAAAGGAGCATCTAGGAAAAGGTCATCCGAATTAATATTAGGATGAGCATCAGTGATTTTACTAAAATCGTAATTTAACCAATGAGGCATTTTCCAAGATCTACTATCTGCATAAGGAAGTTGTGGGTCCTTGCCTATATTAACTGATGACGTATAGAGAGGACCAACAAGGAAGTTAAAATTAATTTCGGTTTCACTAATTCCTTTTAGCTTTAAATAAATTGGATCTGGTACGGGTCTATACGAAAGATGATAAACAAAATCCCATCCTCCCGGACCAGTATACTTAGAAGATGCATGAATATAAGGTATAGTATAACTTACCTTTCTCATGTAAAGATTTTGGGTTTGATAATAAGTTCCTGTATATGTAGGATTCCAATATCCAGGAACCACATAATTTTGTCCTATTCTATAAACATCTCCCAAATACATGATATCACCTGGGTATCTGGTAAATGTTCCATCAATATATTTAACCTCATTCATCATGAAGTAAAGATCCTCATAATCAAAATCTAAATAATTGGCAGGAGCAAATTGATTAGTTGTACCAGGATCGTAATCATAAACCTTGATTGTTATTCCATTAAAGTAAACTAATTTATAATTCTGACTTCCTGTCTGTGCTATACAGAATATTCTTCCATTTCCTAAATTAACAATGTTTCTATATTTAGCTATTGGTAACTCCGATCTAGATGAAGGTGTCCAGCATCCCCATCTTCCATTATCATAATAAGCCATACCATCGGAAGTTCCTATCCATTTAGCATTTGTCTCGTCTATTGTAATTGCATAAACATCGTTTGTGTGTAATCCTGAATCGGAAATATCAAGAGATGAGATTCTAACACCGTCGTATGTTTTAATACCATTATTAGTAGCCATCCAAAGCTTAGAATATTTTCCAAAATATTCATACTTAAGTTGTCTAATATAGATGACACTGGTATCTAATTTCGTTAGAGGATCCTGATCTATTATCTCCCAACTGCTTGCAGATGTTGATGGATTATTTCCAATATTAGAGTTGATTAAAGAAATATACGATTCACCATTATAAGTAATAATGCTGCCTTGATCGTATGTTTTAATTATGGTCCAAATCGGACCTTGAACTGAAAGATTTTTAAACTCCTTGGTAGAAGCATTAAATTCTAAAAGTCTAAATACGTTATCGGTTGCAGCAGGTGATATAGAATATGTCTGCTGATACTTTACGTACATAGTAAAATTGTCAGTCAATTTATCAATCCCCAGACACAAAATTTGAAAACTGGAAACTGGTAAAGGAACTATATAATTTAATCCAGGATTAGCAAAAGAAGTAACTGGAGATGTACTAAAAATTAAAGTGTTCTCTGGGTAATATCTGTCATAAACAACTAAAGGAACTGTACAGCTTTCTCCGTAGCACCACCATCTATGATATTCATCAACCTGAACTTTTCTTGGAACAGATCCTGGGTATAGTGCAGAGATTGGATAATTATCAAAATCGGTAGGTGATTTAAAAACTCTTACATCATATACACCACCCATAATAATGTCACCGTTCTTATCAGGGAACATTGAGGTAGCTGCTCCTGCACCCGGAGATGCCCCGGTTTGAACATCAAAAGATTCGCTCTCCTCGTTATAAGGGATAGCTAATGTAATTAGCGGAGATCCTATAGGACTACCTTGAAAATTAAAGTTATTTCCTAGCTTTGAAAATCCTCTAACCTCATAGTTAAATTTAGATATTCCGGGATCTCTCGAAGCATTTAGTTGATCACAAGCTTCGTTTAAGTCTAAATAATTAGGGCTAAGATCCGGGGAGCTCATGTTTCCTAACACGATTCCTCTTGATCCAGATCCCACTCTAAGCTTATCCCCACTTTGTAAATTATAAAGGGAAAATCCTCCTAGCCATCCTTCATGAAAATCATAAGATCCCCAAGTCTGAGAATATAAATTTTCCCACTCTAATTGATCAAAAGCATCCCAGTTCAATGCCTTTGTTCCATAATATCTCATGTTTTCAACAGGAAGGTCCCCATTAAAATCAAAATCTACGTATTGGTCATAAGGATTTACTCCTCCAGAAATTTCAGCTTGGGCAGTTCTCCCGACCGATGTTCCATCATAAACATATAATCCACCTGTTGTAGTTACATCCAATTTTTTACCATTAAAAGTTTCTCCGGTCCCTATTGGTGCTTTAAACATTACTTCCATCCATTCTTGTACAGTGACAGAAGATACAGTGGTATCGGTAATGGTATCAATAGCAAATTGAGGATCTTTTAGAACGTTATTAAAAGCACTCATTAAATTTCCCAGTGTAGTATCTAATCTGCCATTAAAATTAATATTAGCATATGTTTTACCTTCATACTGAACTTTTATAGATCCAGTTTTGATAACACTAAACTGAGAAGCTGTTACGGAAGAATTAAGAACTATTGGCAGGGTAAAACCAGTCGATGTGACATTAAATATGTTGTACTGACCAGAAAGATTCCCAGTCACATTGTAATTATCTATTAATGTTATTTTCTCGCCATTTGTAAAAGAATGTGGAAGGTACGAAGGATTTATAGTAACTAATACAGGTCCTATTCCTCCTCCTGGATAAGTACTCGTGAATCCACTAAGTACCATTTTTTGTAATCCGAATTTTAATGGTGCTGATCCTATGGTTTCTCCAAATCTTTTTAGAACCTTACATTCTTGACCTTCATTAAATTGATTTCCATATTCAGCGGGCGTTAATATCTCCTTACTTGTTTTATGTTTATCGTCTTGATTTTTTTCAATTGGAAAAACCCAGAGAGAACTATGATCGTCCCATGTTTTAGAAACATTCTCCCAGGTATAAACTTCTGACTCTCTATATCTAGCAACATTTGCAACTTCAAGATCCCTAGTTTTTACCTCGATAGAGTTTTCGTAATGAACAGCACAGATATCGTTAAAACCATCCCATACTCTGCATTTAACGGAGTATATTCCAGAATAAGGTAATATGATTGGAAGTTTATAATAGTCGCTTATTTTGCCTCTAAATTCGTATTTATAAGGTCTATCGTCCTTCTTTGTGATAGTCCATTCAACTTCATAAAAACCAGCAAATCTTAAATTGTCCCAAGCATAGAATCCATCAGAATTGAAGGAATAATCATAGTATTCGAAATCTAGATTCTGTGAAAATAAATTTACAATTTCAACCTTCCAATCATCTAGAATGATCGGAGTTTCTTTAAGCCAAAGGAGCTTAATATTAGCAATTCCTGTGGATTGACTATAGGTTTGAACCTCTGCTAAAAATGCATAAGCAGCATCATCGTTAGAAGTAAATTTAAGTTGGACTTTACCAGTAGATGCTATTAGGTATGTTATACTAGTTGGCAAAGTAACATCGAATAAATCACCAAATTTTAAAGTGTTGTCAAAAGTGTGATTAACAGACGATGAAATGAGATTGTCTCCGGTATATCCAGTCAAATCACTAACAGAAGCTAATGTTGTTGAATATGTTGATACGTTTCTGTCTAGTCCTTCCCATTTGTTATTTAGCTCGTCCCAAGAAAGATTAAATGAGGTTATTTCCAGAACAGTTGGAAATCCAGAAGGAATTTCATAATCCTGTCCATCGGAAAGTTTTCTATATTTCTGATTGTCTCCTAGATTTAACTTAGGTAGACCCGATGTGTTTCTTTCTTTATAAAAATTAGAAATTGCATCAGCAAGTTTTTTTGAATTTTTTCCACTAATAACAGGATTTGAACTAGACGGAAGAGTAAGATTTCCGTATGTTGAATAGGTATATGTAAAAGGATTAGGTCCAACATAAGGAACTGTAGGAATACTATCGTTAGGTCTAAGATTAAAATATCTTAAATCTTCGATATAACCAAAATCCGGACTAAAAGAAAGTTCTATATCTAAACCCTGATCTAATTGGTCTATCTTTAAATTATCAATCCATCCTCTAGTTTTATAAACTGTGAAATAAACGCCCTCCCCAGTGATGTCTATAATTCTAGCATTAAGAGGAAGATATTCTTTTTTAAGTTTTTCTTTAAGCCCAAAGAGTTTAATTAAAACCTCATCTGGGGAAAAAACAAAAGCATTTTCCACAACTGGATAATCAAACTGATCATATCTGTTTTCTACAACTCTGTTGATATCATAGAATAAACCAAATAAAGCAGTTTTCTTAAAGCTGGAAGAAGGAAATAATTTTTCAATTGGAGATTTTAAACCATATGTCCCGTCGTCTTTTTTTCCATATATTTCTACCTGCTTATACTTATCAGAGTTTTCATCATCAAGTAAGCTTGCAATAAGGGTGCTTTGACTTTGAGTTTGAGAACTCATAGAATCTAAAACAGCCTGATTTTCCTCTAAAGCGCTTTTTGGAGATTCTGATTTTTTAATATTTAACCAATATTCCTTTACTCTTAAATCTTGATATCCAAAAAATCTAATTGCGTTTATAAGACCTTTATAAGATCCAACGTAAGGAAAAATCTCATGTCCCTCTAAAAGAAGTTCCTTCCTTTTTACGTTTAAAATTTCATAATCTGTTAATGGCTCTTTTGGATCAGCATCTCTTAAAACATAGGTATCCTCCGCATTTAATTTTCTTCCGAAGTTACTTAATAAAGTTTTATATCTTTCGTCTTCACCCTCTGTCTCTGCATGAATCTCTATTCTTGCAACAATTTTTGGGTATCCTAATGATAAATCCTCGATCACTAAGGTTCTTCCAAATATTCCCTCTTCTGCTGAATTAAGAGCAAGGTTAATTGAAACGCTAGATGAATCTACATTTCCACTTACTCTTAGATCATCAACTATAGTTTCTGAAGAATCGTATCCGATTTTAAAATATGCAGTCTGTAATGAATTTAAAACCGGAGCATCTAATTTGGAATCTTCAAGAAGCTCGTATTGATAGATGTATTCAGACACATCGTTTTTTTCCTCCACTGGATAAACAAAAATCTTTGTGCTATCTAAACTTTGAGTGCATATCTTATTAAGGTAAATGTTTTTTCCACTAACGCTGGTAATCCTAGCGTCTTTGGGAATTCCATCCCCCAGTATCATAAGTTCTTCTTCACTTTCTGATATAGCAGATAGATTTATGTTTGTAGTAATATAATCTTTCCCAGCTACTATTTTAGCATCAAAAGAATCAAATGCATCAAAATCTAAAACGTTTCTAGTGGTTTCAAATGATGATCTCCAAAGATTAAAAAGCAGAGGAGCGCCATTAACAGTAGTTGTTGCGTTATTCTGAAGAGTTATTGATTTTAATGTTGTATCAACTGCTGTAATAGTATTACCATTAGGAAATTGATCACAAAAAAGCTTTGCCCCAACATATTCAGAAATTGGGGTTATGTCAGTATAAACTACATTACTTCCGCTTTTAAAATTACCATAAATTCCAGATCCTGAATTATTAGAAGAAACGTCCGGGGTAATGTGTGGATATCCATAAACAATATTTCCCAGAGAGTCCTTGAATTTTTCAATGATAAAAAAGTGCTCTATCTCAAAAAGACCAACAGATACCTTAGGAAGCAATAATCTTGCCTCCCAAAAATTTCCATTCCAAATTAAATTTGTTTGGTTACCAGATTTATTAAAGAATAAAAGATTTTTATAATTCATTATCTAACATACTTATTATTCTTAGGAACACGATAGTTGAAGAAATTTTTAATATCCTTAGTTTTTTCGACTAAAGCAAAAACTACTTTTTCTAAAGATTTAAGAATGGACTTTCTATTTCCATCACCATCTAAGGTAACAGACGAGAGGGTTTTTTCAAAGATTTTTCCTTCGTAATCAAAACCAACATTAGTTCTCCTGTCCTGTGTTGAATTTATATAGTCGTAGTAACTTTTTCTTCCTGTATTAAACATTATAGGGTATTAGTATTGGAATTTTTAAGTAACTGTTTGTTCTTATAATTTATTTCAGTGTTATAAGTAACAGGAACTACCTTTCTGATGTCTATATTTATAGATGAAAGTTTATTGAGATCTGCACCTTTATCGTAGAAAAGACCTGCTCTATCAGACCATCCACCAGTTACAATAACAATTTCATCTTTGTCAAACAGGATATCTCCAAAATCATCAAGTCCTAAAACTATTTTTTTCTTAGGATCGGTGTCTTCAAGATCTGCAACACTTAGTGCATATTTTTCATTCTTTTCAGAAACAAAGAAAATAGTAACGGAATCAACACCAGTTATTGATTCTACAACTGAAATTAAATCAGATCTAGGAATTTTATCTCTCCTTCTGATATTAATAAAGTAATTACTCATTGCATCTACAATTTGTCCTCTAACTGTATCCGGGTCATTTCCTTCAAAAATTGTTATTAGAATATTAATAACATATCTGGAAATTTTAGGCTCAAGAATTTTTACCTCAGTTGTTACAATCTTCTGTCCGCTTTCTTCTATAGAATTTAGTAATCTATTTTTTTGAAATTCGGTTAATCTAAATTCTGTCTCTTTAATATCAAAATAGGTTTCATTAGTTTTTAATTTTTTAGTTATGTCTGGAACTAATAAAACATAAATTATGTTATCGTCATCTAAATACTGATCATCAAAAGTTGAAAATGCTTCTATAATGGAAAATGTTCCAAATTTTTCAAAAAATGTGATATAGCTATCAGGGTTTGCTAGCACATAAGATCTAGATGTTTTAGGTGCTAAAATTCTTGTTAATTCTATAGATTCTCTGTTTGTTCCAAGCTGTGGAGCAACTGTGCATGCAACATTTAAATATTCCTTCAGAGAAACACTATTTCCAAAAGCATCAGTACCCTCGTCTTCAAATTCAAAAGGAATTTTACCTGCTTCTAACGAATTAATATTTCCTAAAATTCCTGAGGTCTCTAAATATCTAACTTCGATTGTTGTACCGGGTTCTGGAATTTTCCCAAAATTTTTATTTCCGAAAATAACATCTATTCCATTATTGATTCCTGTTTTAACAAGACATCCTTTTTGATTGAAAGGAATATCATATAAAGAATCATATATTTTCCACTCTTCACTATTAACAAAGACTCTAACCTCAAAATTATCAACAGCAGATGTAATTCTATCCGAAACGTTATAGCTTTGTAAAACTTCGCCAGTTCCTGTGAATAAAGCAGCTCTAACACTACCTTCAATTATTTCACAGGAAACTTTAGAGGTTGAATTGAGATTAATCCTCACATAATCCTGTGTTAGGTTTAGGACATAGCTAATTCCCGAGTTTTGAAATTTAATGCTTGCATATTTAGGAATGAGAATTGCACCCCCACCTACTGTGGTAGAATCTGTTCCATTCCATGAAATATCAACTTGTCCTCTGGCGGAACTACTTCTAGAAGCGTTGTGTCCAGTTAAAGCTGCAAGTCCATAAATTGAACTTTCTCTAGTGGCCTTTTTAATGTCCAGCTCCGTTATGGAATCCTCAATAAAAAACAGGATTAATTGAGAAAGGTTTTGAAGTACAAATAGGATTTGTCCCCAGGCAGATGCTACCGTAAATAGCTGATTTGCTTGGTTATATCTTCTTTGGATCAAAGTAAGCGAATCCTGTACTAGGTCCTGTATTTTCGCTCTGTTCTTTTTAAATAAATCCATTTTAAATTACCTTTATTCCTAAAACCGGGTTTCCCTTGATGCCAAATTCTATAACGCAAGAATCTCTAGTTTCACCCTGAAAAAACCCAAGACTAAAATCGACCTTAAGAATATCTCTAGCGAATGGGCAGTATGTATAAAGTTGTAGCTCTATAGCATCTTCTAACTCAGTCTGAGAAACCTCAAAATCAAATACCAAAGATTCCAGATCTATACCAAAAAATGGGTCTCCTAAAACAGAACCAGGCTTAGTCAGCATGATCTGTTTTATCATCCCTATAGTAGATTCTACTACATCGTCAGTCTCCAGTTTGTTAGGAACATACAGGGGATCGTCGGGATTTCTGGGATATATGTCTGTTATTTTGATCATTATCTTCCCTTATATATTTAGAAAATATATCTAGAAGATATTTATCCAGATTAATTCCACTGTAAAAAGTAACTTGGGGTGTTTTCGCTTTTGATCATATCCATTACCTCGGTTCTTTCTGCTGATCCTTGCTCCTTAATTGCAGCAGCATTAATGGTTACTCCCCCTGGTAATTGATATCCAAACGTTCCTAATAATCGACCTATGTTAATTTTTGCCTCTGCCAAGCAGTATCTTACAAAAAGCTCATCGGAATAAAGATTCTCTTCAGGGATAGCAACATATGCTCTAACCCCGACATCTTTACCGCCAAGAGCTAATCCAGTCGATGTGGTACGATTAGGATCGCGTCCTAATATGGTTAATTTCTTCGTATTTTTGTTATAATTGAAAGCGAATGTTTCTAATAGGTAAGCTTTTGCAAGGTCAAAAAAGGAGTATAAAACTGTCCTATACACTAGGTTATCCCCAACAAATGGACTTAGCATTAATTCTGATCCTAATAATTTAGAATCTCCAAAGTCCCTATCTGGGGTTCCTACGATTCCAGCTCCCCCTACTTCTCTCACGTCATAGACACTAACTATGCATTCAGGTAGTTGAATTTGTCTGGTTGCTCTAAAAGAAGCATGGCTAAATAGTTCTTTTCCCAAAACAAAAATTCTATCTTCCACTGCATATTGATAATTGTCATAGAAGAATGCCTTGGCTCTTTTGATAATTCTCTTAATCTCCCCATCGTTTAAAGCATAGGGAAGAGCACATGAGTGGGAAAGATCGTCTTTTACCTCCTGAATTAATTCTTGTTCTGTAGTTATAGCCATTTTAAATGTTCTTATTTAGATATCTATTCGCAGAGTAGGAAGGAAGTTTATCATTTAAGTTAGTAAATCTTTCTTTACCTGCTAGGAAGCTATCTTCGTTTCTATCAGGGAAAATCTCAGTTCTAACCATTTTATCTCCTTTTCCTTTGCCCTTGCCTTTGGCGTCGCCTGTGCTACTAATAACCTCTGTGTTGTCTGAAATAATAGCAGTTGATGTAACATATCCTGATCTAATAACTCCACCAGTAACCTCACATCCAATTTCTCTTTCTTTAGAGTCTATGTAACTATTTTCAATTTTGTTAGAAAATCCAAGGTCACAATCTGTTAATTTTGAATCGTATACATCATTATTCATCACGAGGTTTGAATCCTCTACTTGACAGTTTTTAATTTCACACCCAAAAAGCCTGCAGTTAGCAACGTTTCCTTCGATCTTACATTCTATTAGATCCAGGTTCTTAATAATGTTAGCAGATTGTGTTTCTGCATCTTTTAATTGGTATCTAGAAATTTGTGTATCGTAATTCAGAAATCCCTTGCTTATTTGATTGTCTACAATTAAGTTATAAAGGATATCCTTTAACTCATGAAAATATGTCTTTATAATTTGAATGTCCTCCCTTAAATCAATCGTAATATGAAAATCTGGATAGTTCTTCATGAAGGACTCCGGGTCTATAAAAGTCTCGGCTTCTTTATGAGCCTTGGAAATTAATTCGCTAAGTGTAGCAGTTTCCTTCTGATTTAATGTGTCATTCTCTAATAGACATCTAAAAGAATATTCTACTACATAATCGATAATGTCTTTGACTTCGGTATATTTCTTCTGATAATCAGTTCCACCCATATACCTTATTTCGATATACCCCTCCTTAAGTTTGGTTAAATTAACCCCCATATTCTTTTCAACAAACACGGAATATGAATTTTTATCACCTAATGGGTTTTTAAAATTCCTAACAAATTTATTGGAAGGGGTAACTCTCTTTATAGATTTAGCATATAGGGATCCTCTTCTTTCTGGAAATTTGTTCCAAATAAATTCTTCATCAAAACCAAGAACAAATTTTAATGGATTTAAATTTTTGAAATCGGTAAGGTTGGGATATTTGTCACGATCAAAGCTAATGCTAAATTGCAAAGCGCATTTATCATTAGTATAGCCGTTTTCGTCAATCCATTTCAGAATTCTAATTAAAACAGGAATTGCCTCGTAATAGTCCATTGGACCGGTTACGAGTTCAACCATTTTAAGACCACCTGAAAAATCAGGCTCTAGCTTGTAAATATCACGAGTTGGGGAAAATTTAGAGTGGTATTTCTTGAATACCTTTATCTTTTTCCCTAAATTTTCCCCAAGTTTTTCGGCTATCTCGTCCCTTCTAAAAGAGGACATGAACTCGAATTCAAATCCGATTTTAGAAGCGTAGAAGAAGTTTTGATCAAGTATTTTCAATTTTTTCTTTTAGATACAGTTTAGAACTTTGTAGTTCAACATCCATAATTGTACAATTGATCTCAGATCCAACTTCATACTCCTTAGGATTTTTAGCTAACCAGTCCTTTTCTACAAGTCCAACGATGTTATTTTCGAGCTTAACAAAAACTCCAAAATTCTTAACCTTGGACACTGTACCTCTATATATTTTATTTTCCTTGTCTTCCGATAAAGAAACATCTTTTAGTTCCTGAAGATCCCTGTCCTTCCCCTCAGGAGCGGTTAATCTCAACACAATTCTTGTTGGATTTCTAAAATCAGAAACATAGAAAGAAACAGACCCACCTGGTTCTATTCCCATGTTTTTGCCGGATGTTTCAAATTCTTCGGCGGGAATTAAGCCAGTATAATACTCGTCCCACTCAACAAATACCCCTGCAGTTGATGTTCCTGTAACGGTTCCTGTATATTCTTGGGTTAAAGAAAGCTCTTCAACTTTTCTGTCGATGATATGCTTTAGATACTTTTTAAATGAAACTACAAATATGTCTCTTCTTTCATCGTAGGTTTCAATCATTACGTTAATTGTTTTACCAACGAAAGATTGGAAATCTATAATTCTATTTGCAGCAGCAAGAGAACCAGGAAGGAAACACTTGATTCCTGACAGGTTAACCATGAATCCACCAGGACAGGTAGATTCTATTCTACATGCATATGCAGAGGCTTCGTCTTTAATCGATTTAAGTAAATCTGATTTAAGAGCATTTTCATAACCAGCAGCCAATGATCCATTGTAGGATCCGCTCTTTCCAGAAAAAACAACCACATCAAGTTCGCTTCCTAGAGTTACCTCAATTGGAGGGAATCCAAGCCTTTTTATGGCTTTTTCTTCCTTAGCAAGATCAATCGAAACAGATTGTCCTACACTTGTTTCTCCAATAGCTCTATTTCCCGCTATGGTTGATATTTTGACTCTAAGAACCTGATTTTCTTCAAGTTCTTTACTTGTCATTTCTATGGATTTGGAATAAAAATTTCTCTGATAGTGTCCTTCGTACAGCTCATCCATGAGAGCTCTTTCTTCGGGAGAATACTCATCCCTTGTGTAATTTCTTTTTTTAGCCATTTTTTTTGTTTTAAAAATGAGTTTTAACTTATGGTTATTTTAGTACCAAACCCCAAATTAATTTCAGAATCTGGGAGAGGATAAAATAATTTTCCTGCACCGATAAAGAATTTAAATCCTCCCGAAATATCTGTAGCTGATCTTAAGAACTCGTCGAGGAAAACTACATAGAAAGGATTTCTTAAAGACATCCTATCCCATCTGGGAATATCTTCTTTGTTCCATAAAGGATTAAGAATATTAACAACGTTTCTGCCAAGTAGCACTATTACTGGCCAGGGAATCTTAGAAAATATTGCATCTTGTACTTTTAAATACTCTTCTAAAAATCCTCCAGGAATCGGAATTCTTGAAGGAGCCTTAAATTTAGTCCAGAGAGCAGTGAAAGCTATATCAGAAAACGGATGAGTTGGTAAAAAATTCATCGTGAATTCTATGTAATCCTGAGGTCTGGAAGTAATCGGAATTTTTGGAAGATTTTCAATAACAGGTATTTTGGCACTCTTAGAAAAATTTTTAATTAAATTATCAGAAACAACTTTTAAATCGCTATCAGTTAATGATTCAAAATTTTCAAGTCCACCTGGAAGAATTTTATCAAAACTGGAAGTATCTAATGAAGACATTAGACCATCCACTAAAAATTTGCCAATAGCCTTACCGGGAATAATTATTTGAGGAATTCCGCCAGGAAGCAAAGGAGCAGAAGGTAATGAACTTTTTTTAGGAGGAATTTTTGGAAGATCCAACGAGGAAGAAAGATTGGAAAAAGATTTAACCATGCCTGTTATACTAGCAGGATCTGGTATTATAAAATTTTTAAGATCACCTCCAGGAAATGCAGATAGAGTTTTATTTAAAACATTCTTGGTAAGCATTTTAATATCTTTCTGCCTTAGAACTTTATTTTCCCCGATTGATAAATTCTCAATGGACTCTTTTATTTGTTCCGGTTTAAAATTTAAATTACTTGAAATATAATTTTTTAAAGTTTGTGTTATTGGGTTTGGTATTTCTTCTAAAGAGCTAGGGACTGGAACACCTGCTCCTGCTATTCTAGGTGCAGGATTTATCTTAGCTTTAAATGAAGAAAGACTTTTGCTAGAAATCGGGGATTTTTTCCCTTCAAATACTTTTTTTACCCCACCAGAAACAAGATCTGAGATCTTTTTCATGGACTCTGGATTTTTGTTTATGTCTTTTAGTTTTTCATCAAACCTAGCAACAATCTTAGAATCTTTTGATAAACCTTTATTAATATCATCAAATTCCGCAGGCGTTGGATATTTTACATTATCTACGGATCTTAATATATTGGAAAGGAGATTTATTTTTTTAGGACTAGGAGTAATAGCAGGGATAATCCCAAGCTTCTTCTTATTCGCTACATCCTGAGCATTCTTTATGACGGAGGGTATTTCAAATACTAAATTTTTTGAATTCTTAGGAAAAGGAATATCTGGTAAATCGACCGCTCCTACCAAGTATTCATTTATACATTCTTTAACTGCTTCTATTTTTTCCTTGTCTATAGATTTTAAAAATTCTTTAACCCCTTCCTGCTCTTTTTTGATATCGCCACCCTCTAAGGCCATTCTTCTTTTCTTTTCTAAAATCTTCTTGTTTGTCTCTTCTTTTTTCTTAGTGATCTTATCCTGTATTTTTTGAATCTTCCCCATGTCAGGAAGTTTCTTATAATTAGCAAGTCTCTTGTCTATGTTATCCTTTATCTCTTTAATAACCCTAGCAGGATCGTCCACGTTATCCTTTCCTAGATTAGGGAAGGGAAAAAGAAAATTTGGAATTCCTCTAGAAATCATCTTCTTATAATTCTCAAGTGGATCTCTAGCTATAGGATCTGATTTTCTTGGAATGAATCTAAATCCTCTCATACCTAATAAGAAGATATTATTACCAGTCAGAAAATCGTGGAAATAAACTAAAGGACTAGGCATAAATCCACCAACGAAAGGAATGAAAATAACAATCACACCTATTCCAATCGGAATAACAATAGGATCCACTTTGGTCCAAACCATTGGCATTGGAATTCTAATAAAAGGAAGTCCATCAAGTGGATTAACTATCGGCGGGGGTAAGGGAATAAATGAAGGCGGTAAATAACCAACCGGCCAATATTTTAAACCAATATTAGGTAAAAATCCAGCAGGATTTTCAATTGGGGGAAGTCCAGCGGGAAGAGGAAGAAGACCCACTTTGTTTAGATTTTTACAAAACTCTTTCCAATAACAAACTGTAAATAAATTTGGACAATCAGGAGCTCCGGGAAAGGTACACGTTTTGCTTATATTAATACTTTGTCCAGCCGGTCCACAGCAATCACTAGGACAAGGTGCTTTCTGCGGAGGATTTGCGCATGATATTGCAGATGCCTTAGAAGATAAATTATCTGCGGAATTTTCCTGATCTAATTTTGTAATTCTCTCAGCAATATCTAATAATTGATTCTCAATCGAAGAAACTCTCTTTGATATTTCCTCAGAAGCACCTTTTAACATTGAAAGATTATTAGAAGCAGAATTTAGATTTACAGTGAAATAATAATCTGCTAATTTTTCAACGAAAATATCGGAAAGGCTCTTTATCTCTAGAATCTTTTTTTCTACCTCTTCTTTTCTTAGCGTGTATTTTTTATCCCACGATGTTTTATAATCTTGCCAAAAAGATTCAAATTCTTTGTTTGGGTTACCCTCTTTGTCTGTTTTAGCAGGTTTTATATCTGAAGATTTTCTTGCATCATTATCTCCCCTCTCTTCTTTATTAAAAAACAACCAAGGGCTAGCAGATGTTTCAATTAAATTAGAATATAAAAAACCATGATCAATTTGTATTTCCTTGAGTATTTGTTCTTTTGATTTTGTTGTATTTTCTATGTCACTCACAAAATTAAAATAATCTTTAGCGTTCTTCGGATTTTCATCTTTTACTGATATAAAATTTTTAAAATCTTTGAAAAAGTCTTTATTCCTTCCTGCTAAAACACCCTTAGAGGAAAACTCCATTCCCAACTGTAATTTTGTAATATCAACTCTTTGGTAATCCTGGGAGAGAAGGTCGTTATTTATATCCATTTTGACTTTCTCGAATGGTATTTCTTTTCCCAATCCATGGGGAAACTGTAAGGAAAAAGATATTCCAACATATCCAGATAATAGTGCTATCTCTTCCCTTTTAGATTCTTTAAATCTAGAAGAAAAAGATTTTATCGATTTCATAAAATTATTAGCTGCTTCAGAGTTCATCACCAAAACAGAAGTCAGAAGAAGGGGGTTTCCCTTTTTTCCTGCAGATTGTTTTTTCTGAAATTGCTCATATAATCCATAATAATAATTTTTGACTATCTTATAATGAAACAGAATTTCCTCTAATTCTTTTTCCGCTTTTTGTAATCTTGATTTTTCTTCGTTCTTTTCTCTGATATCATTAAATATAGATTTTGTCTGTTTTAGACAAGAATTTATTTTATCTGAGATATCTTCTATTGGGGGAATTTCTGGATTCTCTATAGGGTCCGGCTCCGGATCTGGTTCACATATTTCCTGAAGGAATTTATTCAAATCATTCTTTGTGAAAAGAGGTTCTCCTGTTTCTGGATTAATCGGAATGTTGGGTTCGCAGAAAAGATCCTCTACAATTTCTCCTATGTCATTATAGTCTTTTTCTTGATCCAAAAGATCTTCTAGGTCTTTGATGAGCTCATCGTCATCAATCATGGTCTTTTGTAGCTTCTTCTCGCAATCTTTAGTTTTTTTACTTTTTGCCCTTATCTTTAATTTCTCAAGTATTTTAGCAAGGGAAAGCTTAGGAGGTGCGATATGAAAAAAGAGGGGTTTTCCTAAGTGGGTTATTATATTCAATGGAAAACTAAATCCAGCAATTTTAAAATTCCTTATTTTTAAATTAGCTTTTTTAAATTTAATTCCTGTTAAGTCTAAATCCAGATTATCGGAAATCATCTCCTTAGCCCTCTGTAATCTATCTGATAGATTTTTTTTCTCAAAAAAAGAATCAAATGAATCATTGTTTGAAAAATTTGGTAGCTCTTTAATATCTGTAGTAAGACCCAGCTTTTCTAAACATCTCCACAGAATTCTGTTCCCCAATTCTTCCCCTTCGTATTGGCAAAGAATATCATTAATCTCATCATCGCTTAATACTAACTCCTCGGGTTCTAAAGATTTATTAATTTCTTCACCCATCGATATAATCTCATCTTCGCTAGGCAAGGGATCTTTTCCAGGAACTATCTTAGAAGCAAGTTCCTCTGGTGTTATCTCCCCTCTATTTAAACTATCAATTAGAGCTTGTATTTTTTCTAAATTATTGTCCATTCTCTTTTGTTAGCTTGATCACGCTTGATGTAGATAATTGTTCATAACTTTCTGCCAATGTTGTCATACATCCAGGACAGGAAGGTACTTTAGCATCAACTGCTGCTGCTAGTTGTTTTAAAAACATCCAAAGTGGCTCAGCAAGGACAGCAGAATAAACGGGAACGTGTCCTAGCTTTGTTACTTTTCCATCTGACCAAACTTCATTACTGCTTTGTTTAATTCTAGTTACTGCAGTGCTTTCTATTTCAGAATTAGCATATTCAGTGATTTTTCCGCCTCTGAATTCTAGTGTTGCAGTTTGTCCCGCATGGGTAACAGTTATGGAGTTGTCGTTAGATATTATTATGGTCGAATCTTTTAAATCTATAACCAATCCTTTAGCTACTGTATAATATATTTTTAGCTGTTCTATTCCATCATAGATTAAAGAGTGAGCACCTTCGTAAGATGCCTTTATTTCATTAATAAGATCCGTAGATAATTCCTGAACTGCTTTGTATTCAGGAGCATAATAATTTCCATTGTTAAATTGAACATGAACTATGGATCCTACTTTAGGAATACTAACTCTTCCCGATCCTCCACCTTCCCCGAAAGAAATATCAAATCTTTGAAATGCCCAAGGAAGATTTTCGTCTGCTATATCATCATACATTCCAAAGACTCTAACCTTACATCTAGCTCGAAATTCTGGGTCTTTGTTGTCAATGATGACACCAAGAAAATGTTGGGATCTTTCTATATTGGATTCCTGTAAATTATCTAAAGACATAGCTCGGATTTTACTTTATGTATCCCGAATTTAAAATGCCTTATTTATAGACGTTTTCTGAAATCGTGGGGTATGTTCTTTTTGGAACTCCAAGATCAGATCCTGGAATATTTCCATAAACATCATCTTTGTTTACTGGATATGTTCTATCGGGTAGTCCTAAATCACCACCTGGGTTATTTTCATAAATGTCATCGGAAATGCTAGGATAGGTTCTATCTGGAGCTCCAAGATCTTTTCCGGGTACTTCATTATACATGTCTTGCTTTACTGTACCATAAACTCTCTTGGGAAGTCCTAGATCAGCACCCGGACTTTCTTTGTAAACATCATCAGATGTTTTAGTGTAAATTCTATCAGGAACACCAAGATCCTTGTTATCTAAATCTCCACCAACGTTTCTATATTCATCCTGTTTAACAACTGGATATGCTCTGTCAGGTAATCCGAGATCAGTCCCAGGGTTATTTGGATAAACGTCAGTCTTTCCTAAACCATTTCCAGTGCCACCCTGTGGATATTGATTGCCAAGATTAGATGGGGAAGACCCAGGAACAGTAGGATAAACATCTTCTTTGATGGTGGGATAATTTCTTTCAGTTGGACCCCCTAATCCCTTAGACTGTGGCTTGTTGTCCTGAAAAGGTGATTTTATTGTTTTTATTCCATTAAGAAGATCCTGTGCAGAATTTAAGGATCTAACCTCGTCAGCAATATTAAATCCATAAGCATTACCTAAAATCTGTCGAGTTACTATCGGAGACACCTGCTGTTGTACAACAGAAGCAACCGAATTATTAATAAAATTATTAGCTAGCTTTCTGAAAAGATCTACGTTGTTATTTAAATTAACCCCCTTCATCATAATTTTAGAACCAGCCATATTCCAGCTATCCTGAACTAATATAGGGGCAAATGAAGATTCGTTCTTTAATAAATCTGAAAGAATATTATATTGAAGTTTATATTCTCTTATATTTCCAACGTGAACTTTAAATTTATTTTCAACTGCGTTTCGGTTTTCTGCGTTATTTAAAGTGGTAAAAGGATACGATTCGTCGAAGTTAAATTCACATAGATCCAATTGATACATTAAAATGTAAGGGGTAAGCTTTTCGAAGGACTTAACGAAGGATTCTAAATCATTACTAGGATTTTTAGATTGATTAGCACCGCCGTCTAATAATCCTGTTCCTTGCCCAATATCTCTAATTGTTTCTGCAATTCCTCTTACACCAGGGAGATTGAAAGGATTTAAAACATCAGCCAAATTTCTTTGAAGATCAATTTGTCTTATTTCGGTAACTATGATCCACATTCTGAATTTTCTCAGATTGGACGGAATGGTTTCTCTCTGATATTGGTAATCGTAAGTGGCTTTTCTGTATAGATCTGCCATAGCATTAACTCTTAGATCAATTGAATCCATACAGTTAAAAGTTAATACGCCAGATCTTTGTTCTCTATATCCACTATTTTGACCAATTTGTCTAGGAATTAGATTTTTTAGTACCCCATCTAATCCATCAATGCTTTTGATAAACCACGGACTTTTTTCGTTTATACTAAACAATAAATTTCTAAATCCAACCAAAGCATCCGCTCTGTGGGAAACCCCAGCACCACTAAAACTGTTAGCATCTAGAGGAATAACTTTTCCAGTGGCATCTCTTGTTATTCCGCCGAGTCCATTCTCTTCTAAGCTTCTTCTTTCCCTTAAATAAGCTTCTGCGGTCATGTATTGCATGTCTGCAGTGTAATTGGGAAAACTTGTGATTTTATTTTGGGAAAGATTAAAAAAGTCTCTAGGAATAGGTTCCGGTGTTTTCATTCCTTTTATTGGACCAACTATCTGATTACTTCCGTTTGAAAATAAAGGACTAATAGGAAGGTAGGATTCAGGATCAACTAAACCACCATAACCCATATCGAACATAATTCTAAATCCGGTGTAGGTAGGATCTTCTTTTTGACCTGAAGAAGTTGTTTTAAGACCTTTTAAGAACGTAGTTCTTCCTCTATCAATTCCTTTATTAAAAATTTGATTCGGATCAGCTACACTGCTTAAATTGTCTTTAATATCGTTTAGAAAATTGGCCATTTTTAATTTTTAACTACTGGGTCGGGATCTGATCCTCTACCGTCGTTAATCATCCATTCTCTTTTTCCGAGAATAAACGATTGAACTATTTTACTGTTTATATACTCAATATATGATCCCATAACCATATAAACCCCACTTAGAAATTTATTATCAACCTTAGCTCCTACTTCATGTTGCTTAGAATCGTATGGTTGTCCTCCTCCTTCCTCTTGCGATGCCATTTTAGCCTGTGCAGCATTTGCATGAACTATTCTAGTAGGTACTGTTTGCCCTCTGTAGATCCAAGGAATAAAAGAATGCATCTGAGTCTCAAGGTAAACTTTAAAATTTTCGTATCTGTTGATTCTGTTTTGTATTAAAGCTTGTTGTAAATTTTGGTGTTGATTCTCACCATATTGTGTTCCTACCCAGGTTCTTTTCTTCTCCTTCTTGTACACCTCTTCGTTCACCCTTCCTTTAAAAATAATACTTCCAGGTCCTAAGTTTTTTTCGGTCACATATTCAACCTCATATTTAACATACTTATTAATCGGACGATCGCTTACTAATTTAGTATCGTAAAATTGAAGATCCCTGGCATATCCAAAACTGTTTGAAATATTTCCAGAAGCATTTTTTACTGAATAAGCGGTGATGAAAAAAGAGTAGGTTCGATAAAAAGCATCATTAGTGATAAACAGAGGAAGATCAACTTCACCGGGTTTTGTATTACCATCTACACCGCCAGGAAGTCCCATTCCATCTGAAACTGATTGAAGAACCATTTGGTCGTCAACACTTTTTTCTAATAGCTGTTTTCTAAGATTGACAAAATTTAAAATATAATTATGATCTATCCACCAATCAAAAAAATCTTCTTCTCCTTGCCAAGCAGAATTACAAACATCATCCAGGAATTTATAATAGGTTTTGTAAGGACAAAGCCAGTTCATTTTATCGTTAGTTCCTTTCTCGTTAGAAGCAAATCCTAAACCAAGTTCTTTCGCAATTTCTCTCATCACTTCATAAGATGTCTTATCCTTAAATGATTTTGAAACATGTTCAAATAAACCAGGAATTCTCATCTGAGCTTTAATTGTAAAATGTGTATCATTGGCATTTGCTCTATCATCGATTGGAAATCCACCACTTCCTGCAATAGGGAACGTATTTAAAACCTCGGTGATCAAAAGATCCATTCTCACAGGTTTATATAGTTGAGATGAAGATCTAATGAAGAGAGAAACTAAATCGCCGTCTTTAGGATAGGAGGTAAAAAGAAACGTTTCATCTTCTGGGGTAAATCTAAAAATTAAGGTAGGAATTTTACTTGTCATATCAAGTTTGAAGTAACTTAGATTTACAACCTGATATGAATTTATTTTAATTAAGGGAATTCCGTACCCGTTTGTTGTTTCTTCTCTGTTTTGGGATGCGTCAACTGAGGATTTAACCCCAGCATTCATGTCATCAGAGATTGATAACTCGTCGAGGATTATTGTTTCCTTCTCGTACTGTAAAATTGTTTTTTTACTGTCTATCATGATTCAAAAATTTGTCTTTGAGCAAATCTTGATTTTATAGTTGCAACTGATTTATTCTGCTGAATTTTTGTTCTACAAACTCCAATATCAGATCCAAATATTAATTTTCCATTTTCAACCTTGAATTGTTCAGATCCCTCCGGAGTAACATTAGGAGGCAGTACAGCAGCTTGGCTGATGTTAACCGAGTTTAAATACTCTTTTCTTTCCTCAGAAACCTTAGAAATTCTTTCTTGTAATTTTTTTCTAAAAGATTTTCTTATATCATCCTGTAATTCGGGTGTTTGTTTTCTTGGTAATTTATTTATAGTTTCACTGTCTGGAATGAATAGAACTTCATTGCTATCAATAGAAAAAGGATTCGAAATTGAATTAACTTTTAGAAGGATTCCCATATTTTTTTGATTTCCACAATACATTGCAGAAACTAGATCTGGTCTCATAATATGCTCTTCAGTTGTCATTATTAATCTAGAAAATCCGATCTTAACCTCAGTGTCAACTGAGGGAGTAGTTAAATCTAGAATTTCCTCCCCGTTAATAACCCTTGTTTTCTTATTTTCTAAAATGTCTATATGTAACATAATTATTGTTTATTAATAATCAAAAGGATTTGCCAGACTTCCTCCGTTTTTAGCATCACTAAGATCAACCTGAGCGATATCTTGTTTAGATTGGGCTGTAATGTTAGCATTTTTGCTTTCGTCAGATCTAGCAACTTTACCAAGATAAAGTCTACCGTTTCCTCTATTAAACATACTTTCAAAATCACCTCTATGTTTCTGTCTAGCAGGCTTAAGAGTATATGTTGCTGTCATCTCCGTTGGAAAATCGTCTGGACCTAAAACATTATTCAGTTTTATTTTAACACCGGAGCAAATAAGATTTCCAATCATAGCTATAGGATTTAAAGGATTTCCCACAACTACATGCCATTCTCCTGTTGGATATCCAGAAAGCATAATCGGTTCAAATTTTAGATTTGTTAAAAGTTGATCTGAAAGTAAAGCAGTTAATGTTTTATAAACAACTCCATCCTTAGGAAGCTTTGTTCCTTTTTTTAATCCTTCAAGTTCGCTCTTAGCTTTTTTAACTCTGTCTTCTAAAGTCTGCTTTTTAGCTTGCATCATAGAGCTCCAGTTAATATCAAGCATATCATTCAAAAATTCAACAGGTTGAAGAAGGGATTTAATATACCCAGCGGATCCTAGAGGAAATCCTATGCCTTGTCTGTTTGAATTTACTAATAACTGAGGGGTAAGGAATTTACCATAATCAGTACCAATAGTTAAAAGATTAGCTAGAAGATCAATAAAAAGCATTCTGCTATTCACTGTTCCAACACTAGTTAATGAGTAGGTAAAAGTCAATGTGATCGGGGATTTACCTCCTTCAAATCCAATTGCCCTAGTATACATCTGATTCACAGTGTTAACATCAACGAAGATTTTTTTACTTAGTGGGCCATCACCTGAGGTTAATTTGTCAAAGAAAACTCTTTTAATTCTTTGATCAACATTTTCTGGATCTGTAAATGTTCCAATTGCGTTACTGATTCCCTGAGCATTCTTTGCTACATCATCCCCAGCAACCCCTTGTAGGTATTTACCAATCGAACTATCTAAAAAGCCCCTATCGTTTCCCTGGGCATTAAGTAAGGTAGCTTGTGTGTTTTCTTTCCAGTTTAATCCAGAATCAATGCTGAGGATTTCAGAAAGATTATTGCCTGTTCCCTCCCCGAAAAAAGTAACAGCTTGTGCAACTGGAAGACCTACACCAGTTCTTTCCATATCTCCCCTTGTAATACCCTGGCTATTTATTTCCTGAACGGAGGTCTTGCCATCCTTAGAAACCAACTCTGGTCTTGGTCCAGGAGTGGGTACTCTTAGATTATCCATAATAGGATGGGGAAATCTCCTTAAAGTAATCATTCTATTATTTGGGATAACACCGTAGTGCTTACAAAAAATAAAGTCTTTTACGTTATATGGTTGGGAAACGTATCTGCTCTTAGGATCTAGATAAGCCCCATTTGCTGTGGTTTTTTCAATGATATTATGAGCTGTTGGATTTCTACTGACCTCGGTGGTTACCATTTTATTCATCTGATACGTTTCAGATTTAATATAGGTAAACTTACCTCCACCCTCAGCAGATCTAGAATCTCCTATTACATAGTAATTAAAAAGACCGGATCTTCCATCCTCTGATGTTTGTGCTTCGTAAAAAAGAGATCCAGGAAGAGTACTTTTAGCGTCGTTAAGATTTTCGAAAACCCCATATTCTGTATCAGAAACAGTTTTATAGATATTCCCATCAATCTCTGATGATTTGTCTATTGCTTTATCAACGTATTTACTAGTGGTGTTTGCACCAGTATTGATTACTCCAGATTTCTCAAGAGGATTGTTTCTTAAAGAAGTAACAAAATCAAAATTAAACATGGAACTCTTCCCTTATTTGATTTATATATTCCAAAAAAGATAAACCAAATAAATTAAGAATTTAAGATTTCTACTTGAACTGGGGTGATTTTGTGATCCCTGAGTAATTCTTTGAAGGATTTAACACTATTTTTATTGGGATCTTTAATAGTGACCAGTATTTTTTCGGCTTTAGATGTCACAAATCCTTCAATTTTTTTAATTATCATCTGGTTTAGGATCCAGTACTGAACATCGCTTAAAACCTCCTGATCACCGAAAGATTCAGAAATAATTTTAGAAACATCCATATAATACAACTTTTCTTTCTCAGGAAATATTTTTTTTATTTCTCGGAGGGAAAGCTGAGTTAAAAGAATATTAAGGGTGGGTTTTTTATTCTTCTGTGTTAGGCTCACTGATTGTTTTTTTCAATTCTTGCTGTTCCCAGCTTGTTTGTTCTTTTTTGCTTTCCTCCTCTTCCCTGCGCTGATTCTCTATGTTTTGTAAATGTTGGAGATGAATCTGCTTTCCTAACTCTTGGGATCTAGTAATTCTCTCCATCATTTCTTTAAATGATTCTTTTTTCTTAACTAACCCCAATGCTTTGGCAAGAGCCCTTCTTTCTTTTCTCGATGGTAAATTCATAAATTAAATTATCTTGTTTTGAAATAGCTTTAAAAATAAACAGGATATTAGTGCATCGTCGTGATTGATTGCTTCCGATACGGAAACTAGGGAGAATTTTGTGTTTTTTTCAGTCTGTGATCCATCACCGGTTTTTTCTTCCTTTTCTATTCCAGTGATATTAACACCAAAAGCGGGATTACCATTTACTACCATCTTCGAAGTACTAATGTTGCCTAAATAGTCCCATTTTTCGATGTCTTCAACAGTGTATCCAGATTCCTCCGAAAGCTCCCTCTTAGCAGTTGCCAAGATATCAACATCGCTTTCATCAGGGGATCCTGTGATAATGGTATAAGAGATTTTAGTTTCTTTTATTGCAGATGGTTCAGCAATTAATCCTAGCTTTTTTGGATTTCCTGATTCATCTAAGGTATAAGGAAGAATCATAACGGATGGGGTTTTTTGTTTTATCCCAACCCGGTCATTATTCTCAATAACCTCTATAAAATCATTCTGAAATAGAATCTTGGGATCTGACATTTTTTACTGATGTAGGATTTTTTTGCTTTTTATATATCTCTTTTATAGATTCCCTCAAAGATTGACGAACAACCTCGATATCAAGGTCTTTTGTAACAAACTCTAAGATATCTTTTTCCGCATCATCAAAGGAGGAAATAAGTATATCCCAAAGACTCTTAGGTGGTAAGTTAATGCTAAGTTTAAGATCCACGTCCACCCAATTCTCCTTCTGTTTAGAAAGTAAAGAGAAAATAGGGTTTTCTTCTACCGCAATAGATTTTTTTTGTTCTAATTCTCTAGGCTTAACAGAGGATTTAGGGCTATTTTGAGATTCTACTAATTCAACAGTGGGTTGAATCATTGAAACCTCTTCATATCCTTTTTCCACTCGAATCATAAATTCATCCAAAAGATCTATCGACATTCTGTTACCGTCGGTAAAAACAATGTATGTTTTACCATTTTCACTAACAAGATCTTTGTAGTGTTGTACTTGAGAGAGGTTTTCCCCTTTTACCCATTGATAGGAGAATTGACCGTAATCCTCCTTTAGTTCAGAAAGGTCTTTATCCATCATAATATCTATTATTTTCTTAAACTTTTTAAACATACCAAGAATATGGTTTTGCACTATGCAATAGATTATACTGAATTTGTTTGATTTATTTCAGAGTTATGGGAATATATAAAGGAATATGGAAAAATACGGGTACAAGAACATCAGTTCGATGGATGAATTTTCAAAATCTGCTCAAAAAGAGGGTAATCACGAATTTTCTTATCATTCAGGGGATCATATCACTCATAATAATTTTATTAAATGGGGAGATCAAAACCAATGGGGTGTTCCGGGTCAAACTAGATATGATGTTAAAACAGTCGATGATTTATTAAATGCCGGTCAAAAAGTTTCTACAACAGAAAAATAATGAAATTACCTAAAAAATATCTAACCAAGAACCCAGGTGTCATGAAAAGAGAAATCAAAAAGCATGGCAAAAAAGAGGATGATGATTCATCCGCATACGGACCTTGGGATGCAGATTATAAATCTCGCAAAGCCGGGGTAGGTAAGCCAGTAGACACTAAAGCAAGTAAATACACAAAAAAATACAAAAAAATGTTCGGGGAAAGCAAGCGTATTTTAGAATTCGAAGAATTTATTAAATTAACTAACGAGGCAGAAATTCTTTTTTTAGAAGCATTTGCTGAGCTAGCAGATGAAAGTATAGAATCTCTAGATGAATCAGTTGATCAGATCTCTAGCCCAGTTCACAAGGCTTTAAAGAAAAAATCAGACAAGACCGGATTCCCTTTAGGAATTCTTAAGCAGGTTTGGAGAAAAGGATATGCAGCTTGGAAAACAGGACATATTCCAGGAACAACACCTCAGCAATGGGCAATGGCTCGAGTAAACTCTTTTGTCACCGGAGGTAAAACAACTAAAATGCACGATAAGAAGCTTTATCAAAGAGCCAAGAAAAACAGAAAGAAAAAGAAATAATTTTAAGAATTCTTTTCGTGGTGCTTATGCATCCAGCTAACGTCGAATTTTCTTTTCTTGCCTTCCGAACAATAATGTGAGGTATAGTCAGTAGAAAAATCTTCATTGTATCCCCATCCATATTTAGAATCACTAGCAGCTTTTAAATCACCGGATTCTATAAAAGGGCCTAAAACTTGACCTATCCAAAGATCTTCACATGGGATTTTTAAATTAGGACACATTGCTTTAGCAGTTGATCCCTCTGCTATAATTTTCCAGGCAGCTTTACGAGAGATAAAATAACCACTTCCTCCGCTAGCCCACGTATATAAACTATTATAAATTAAATTGGGTTTTCCTAATTCACCGTTAAAGTGACCAATATAATCATAGTCCTTGAAGTTGGAATTCAATAGCTTGTCCAAAACAACATAGGTGTCTGTATCACATTTAAAGATGTAATCATATTCGTTTTTCATTGCCCATTTTACAATCTCCATCGTTTTTTCAGGCAAACTTAAATAGTCATCCTTACAGTCTAATAGAACCTCGTCGGATTTTTCTGTTGGGGCACCTACCCCACGAAAGAATTTGTAATCAACTTTTTTGTCTTTTAGCCAGGTATTTCTTACAGCATCGTTAAAACCGTTATAAGAATCTCTTTCGCAGCTTGCTATTGCTATTAATATTTTATCCATCTTATTTCTTTTTAGCAGTCCACCAATAACTTTCGTCAGCAAATTTGTAAACTTGAACATCAGTAAAATATTGATTTAATATAGAATTCCATTCATCATGTGAACGGGTCTTTATGTGATAAGGGCAAGGATTTTTAGGATCGTCGTGATGTGGCATTGATCCTAAAAATAATCCATCAATGTTAAGATTTTTAGCAACCCATTCCACAAGGTTCATCTGAAGATCTGCTGAGAGATGCTCTATATGTTCTGTGCAAACTATAGTATCAAATCCATCTGATTTCTCCTGAATTAAATCCTCCGTGTTTATTATTCTGTAAGAAGTTTTATCCGTTTCGTCTTTATATCCATTATCCCTGTCCGTCCCTGTTACGTGTTCAACGTTGGGGTTGTTCGATATTCGGGAGGTAAGATATCCATGACCACAGCCAATATCGATAACTCTTCCTTTACATAATTTTTCAATCTGAGAAGCGTAGTTTTCAAAGTAATCATCTCCACCGTCCCCTGGAAAATATCTTTCAGTCGCTTGACCATTAAAATTAGATCCTATAATTTCAGCAATGATTCTTTTAACGGATTTTGTTATTTTCCAGTCTGGATAATCTTGTTTAAAACGGGAAAGATCACTAATGTAACAAATATGATCCCCTACCCTATTTTCATCAACATATTCCCATGAAAGTTTTTTACCTGATAGCTCCTCTGCAATTGAAATTGCCTCCAGCATGGAAACACTATTTTCTCTGCCTCCTCCTAAATTATAAACAGATCCAGGTTTTGGATTTTTAATAACTTCTTCCATCGCTCTAACCACATCATAGCTGTGGATATTATCTCTTACCTGTTTTCCCTTGTAGCCATAAATCTTGTAGTGCTTTCCTGACATTACGCATTTTACTAGATAGGAAAGAAAACCGTGAAGTTCAACCCCTGAATGGGAGGGACCTGTTAGGCATCCTCCTCGGAAAACACATGTTTTTAATCCAAAATATCTGCCATACTCCTGAACCATTATATCTGCAGCAACTTTAGAAGCTCCAAAGACTGAATGGGTGCTTTGATCTATTCTAAATGTTTCCTTAATTCCGTCGAAGTAGTTAG